GTATTCTTACATAGTATGTTTGCCTTTAATATTATTAAAACATTTAAAGTTTATTATGTTAATGGTTCTGATGAACAAGTACAGGAATATCAAAAAAGAGTTAAAGAGATTTCTCCTAATATAGAAGTAATTAAATATACCTATCATACAAAAGCTACAACCATACTTCATTTTAAAAGAGAATATGTAGATAGTAAGATGTCTATCTTAGATAAGCTTACCCCTCTTTATGACCTTACTGTAATGTGCGACTGTGATATTATATGTCAAGGTAGTTTAAAGGGAACTTTACTCAGTGCTAAATTTAAACAAGCTAAAATACTAGGAGTAAAAGACCCTTTAGCTGTAGTTAATAATACCTACTATAGTTCTGTTAAGTATATAAATGGTGGGTTTATTGTTTATAAAAAAGGTAGCTATAAATTTAAGTCTAGATACTCTGCTTGGATTAAAGCTCCACATACAGGTAGTGTAGGTAAATATAATGAACAAGATTTTATTAACTATGAGAACCAAGATAAAATAGATACTTTAATGGATAGTAATAACTTTAATATTCATTTACGTAGTATAGATTTAGATACTAAACCTAAATTAATTCATTATTGTGGTCCAGCTAAACCTTATCAATATATAAGAGATGCTGCATGTAATACTATAATAAAAGTAGCTAAAGGTAAGTATACAGCTCACCTTAATGAGTTAGCATACTTTTATAGATACTATAACTATGCTATGCAAATTAAAGATAAACTTGATTATTTATTTGTAAAACAATTAGAGTTTATCCATAAAACATCTATATTCAATGAGTATCATAATAAGATATTAAACTTTTCTTTAGAAATAATGGAGACATCATGCAAATAGAATATTTAACATGTAAATGGGCTAATAAAGAGCATACAGCTGTTCTATTAGAAGGCTTAAAATTAGATGGAGAAGATATAGGAAATTTTTTAGCAGATACTTCTTCAGATATTGGTTCTGAGATTTTACAGTACTTAAAAGATACTAAAACAGATGAACCAATAACAGAATCAGTAAATAGAAATGTAATGCCTACAGTTAATATTTCTATGCAAACAGCTATACAGAATATGACTAAATGGTTTTATTCTTATGTAGATACTGTAGCTCAAAATAGAGGATATGCTTCTGCCACAGATTGTTTATTTAATCTTTTTGCTACAGATAAAGATATTAAGCATGAAGCCCAAATATTCTTAACTTGGAAGAATAAGGTATTTGAAATATATCGTTTTTATATAAAAGATTTTAATGATGCTCAAATATCTATCTTAGACTTTACTACTGAAAACTTATTAGCTAAGCTCCCTGCTTTAAATTGGGATGCAGACAATACTCTTGATGAGCTTGGTTCTATTTTTGGTACTCAAGAAGTTATACAAGAAACTAATTTTATTAGTGTTAAAGCCAGAACCTCAGAAGCAGTAACAAAACAGTATCTAAAACTTAAGAGTGTACACTGTACAGATATGTATTTTAAATCTAGTGTTAGGGATATATATGTTAATGGTGATTTAGCAGCTAAAGCTAATATTGAAGCTTTATTAAGTACGTTAAAGAAAGATACTGATAAAGTTACTTTTAAAGCTTATAGTAATTTCTTTATAGAATTAACTAAAAGAGAATTAACTATTATTTATAAAGAATTATTACAAAATCAATTAAATGTAACAAAGAATTACTGGAATATACAGAATCAAATAGCTGAAGCTACTAATCTAGCTCTATTAAATAGAATAGACACTAATATTACTATTTCTAATTTTGGTACTGTAGATGAAGCTTAAAGATTATAAATCTTATAATTACTATAAAATATTTGGAAAGTATCATGGAAAAGTGTACTGAAATAAAAGAAATATCTTTTGGAATTGTAACTACTTTAAGATGTAATTTACATTGTACCGATTGTGTATTTGGTTGTTATAACAATAATACATGGGACTGTGATCCTTATACTACATTTGAAACAGTTAAAAAATTAGTAAAAATAAAACATACAAATACATTAGATATAGCTATTTCAATAGCTTTGTTAGGAGGTGAACCTTTACTTTCTCCTGCCTTTTGGACTTTAGTTGATTTAATAGCTAAAGAAGATTACTTAGCAGACCATGTAGGTATTGTTACTAATGGTTTACTTTTACCTAAATTATCTTTAGAAAAAATAGATAAATTAATAAAAAGTAAAATGAAATTGTTTATATCTGTATACCCATTAAAATATAACTATACTAAGTTATTTAATTATATAAAAAGTATAGGTTTAACAGCTACAAATGTAATTTCAGATATACAAAAAAACTTAAAAGAAACAACAGGTATACAGAAGTATTTTTATAGTCATAGCTATTGTGATAAACCTAGGATATTAAAAAAAGATTGGGATAATATTAAAGACTGTAGGTCGTCAGTGACTAATGGTTTAATATGTACTGGTATTATAAATAATAGAATTTATTACTGTACTAATATGGTTGAAGTATTAAATAATCAAGCATTTAATAAATATAAACATATAAAATTAAAAGAACCAGCTGATTATATTTCAATATCTAAAGTTGATTCTATTAAAGATTTTATTACATATTTAAGAGGATGCTATTCTTTATGCCCATTATGTGGTGATAGTTATTTAACTCCTTGGACATCTCCAATAAAGGTAAAACAAATATGACAATCTTATTATCTTCATTAGCCATAGGTAGTGCTACATATAAAGATTTAGCTTATCTATGTATACAATCTTTTAAAGAATATAAATATCCTTATAAATTTATATGGGAATTTTTAGTAGAGAACCAAGAAAGTACAGAAGAATGGTTAAATTTACTTAAACCTCTGGAAGAACCATGGCTTAAATTTAGAGTAAAAGTATTAAAAGATAATACTGCAAAGTTAAATATAGATAAGTATGTTAATAAGAGTTTTTCTAATCCTACAGCAGCTAAATGTTTTATAAATAGAATTAAATATTTACAAGATACAGCAAAAAAGAAAGAGTTTGATTATATGATAACTCTAGATTTAGACCTGTTATTTATTAAAAATGTATCTCCTCTTATAAAAGACTTTATAGATAGTAATACTATTTATGGAGGCAAACAAGAACCATTAGGTTCTGTATATAATCCAAAAAGACTTATATATATTAATTTAGGTATTGGTTTTATTAATCTAAAACGATTTCCTTTAAATATATGGAAAGAATTTATTAATAAATCACATGGAGCAGAAGAGTACTTCTATGTTCATGACCAGTCTGCACTATGTCATTTTATAGAAGATAAAGATAAATGGATTTGTAATAATTTACAATTAGTAGTACATGCTTTATGGCATCCTGCTTTTAGAGTTAAAAGGGATTATTATATTATTCATTTTACTCCGAGTTATTTATTTTTTAATAAAATTAAGGATATAAAATACTGCTCTAATATACATAATGCAGTAATACTTAAATACTTTCATTTATACTATAAACACTATCTTAAATATAAAGACCATATATCTAAGCAAACTCAAGAAATAATAGAGCATAATAATAAAGTAATTACTTTATTTAATAGAATGTCTCATATACAAAGTATGTATGATAAATACCTTCTTTAATTAATTACTCATTCGCTGAATTTCTTTTAGTATTGTGACTTTATCTATTAAAGGAACACCAAAGCCTTTAAAGTTATAACATATGTTACTTTGGTAATTATCTTTAACATTCCATAAAGCTTTAACTTCTGATGTTTTAATAGGCACAGAAGCCAGCATAGCTTTATGGATACCATTATCAATACAATGCTGTATATCCTGCTCTAAATATCTGACAGGATATAACTGATAAGTACCGCCATTATAGAAATTAAAGTTACCGTGTATAAAATCATATACCATTCCTTTTTTAGCTTTAGTACCAAAGGTCATACCTAGATACATAGTATATAGAGAAGTATGTTTAATTCTACATACTTCTTCCATTAAATTATTAAAGTATTGTCTATTACGACCATAGTCAGTAGTAGGATTGATAGTATCGTTAGAAGAGATAATTACCATTGTTTTAATACTTTTAAAGTATTTAATGATATTAGAAGCTAATGCTAAACAATTATCTAAATCCTTTAATGGGTCTTTATTAGCTAAGTATTTAATTCCAGATGGAGCTGCTATAACTAATTTATTTACATCTATTGGTTCTGAAATATCTTGCCAATTTTTACTATTTAGTTTTAAATTAAATTGGTCTTGGTTCAGAGAAGAACCAATAAAACCAGTATATCCAATTAACACATTCATTTGAGGTATCCTATGATTAATGGTAATCCTACATCTACTGATGAAGCTAGAGAGCTAGCTTCTCATAATAAGGTAGAACATAAAGCAGACCCAATCCCTAATAAGCAACCTACTACTACAGATGAAGCTAGAGAGTTTGCTCGTATTGTGAGAGACCATGCTCGTCCTAATGATAAGCCATCTACAGAAAAGCCTCCTAAGCATATTACTAATACTGATGAGGCTAGAGAGGCATCTAGAATTAAGTAACTTAAAAGGCTCTTCGGAGCCTTTTAAATATTATCTAAGTTCTTTAATATACTAAATACATTAGGTAATTTACCTGCAAATACAGTATAGATATTCTTATCTACTTGAGTAAATAAAGCCTGTCTAGTATTAGTAGATAAATATTTAGTAAATTCCCTTCTATCTCTATAATACATATTTACTTCAGGTATGTAATGATGAACCAACTGTAATATTCTATCCCATTCTGCCTCTATAGTTGAATTATCATAATAAACATTAGTAGCTATAAGAGATTTAGTTATATCCTTCCTTGGTTCTCTATGTATCATAGTATTCCAATATGAACCATCTACTACTGCATGTACATCATTAGGTAGATTATCTTCAAAATAGTAGATATGTTGTTTAACTGCTTTCATATCTAAAGGTTCGTATCCACTATTATTTAATATAGGATTAATACCACCGTAAGCACAAACAATAACTTTATCAAAATGATATGTATCATGGTCTGAACATACATCTATACCTGTAGATAGCTTCTTTAGTTTATAGGCATAAGCACATTCAGGAGCATCCTTTAAGGTATTAAGTAAATGAGTAAGTAATCCTTCTATATCTATAGAATATTCCTTAGCTTTAAATACTCCTTGTACATTAGCTGTATTTATATAGTCTAATTTACATGGTTTAACTCTAAGTTTGTTTTCTTTAGCTATTTTTTTAAATGAGTCAAAGGATACATTAGAGTTTTTATCTACTATGTAATAACTATTAAAGTCTTTAATGATAAAGTCCTTGTACCACTTATAAAACACAGCTCCATTTTTAACACAGCACTTTAAATCTGCTAGAGACCTAGAATAAAACATACCATTATGTAGTCTAGCTTGACAAGCTTGAGATGCTTTAGGTTGGTTAGTATCTAGTACCCTTACATAATAGCCTTTATGGGTTAAATAACTGGCTATAAATAAGCCATAAAAACCACCACCAATAATACCAACTCTAATCATAATTCTATTGTTACCCTCTTTAGTTTATTTAAGTAAGGCGTGTATTTTACCAATAAATTAGGTGTTACATGACAATTAACCACATCACCTTTAATAAGTAATGGAGATTCACCTATAGCTTCTAAGCAAGGTAAACATACATGAGCTTTTAAAGGATTGTATTTATTAATATCAGCAACACAACTAATACCTGTATTAGCTATTGGTTCAAATAATAATTCTTTATGGTGTCTATGAGCTATAGATTGTAATTCAATATAAGTAGTCTCTTGTTCTATAGCTGGTCTATATCTACCTGAACCAAACATAAGGTATTTAACATCACATTTATCTGCTAGCTCACATGCTTCTAGTATTTGGTCTTCAAAGTCATGGTCCTTATAGAATAAAGAACCAATACAATACATCTTAAATTTCTTAGCTACAGCTTCACAATTAGGTCTATTAACTCCTTCTATAAATGAGAAGTTAATATAGTTATGTAAGTTATATAGACGTTTAAATATAAGACGAGTATTGTCATCCCATAACTTAGTTGTAGTAATGCCTATTTTCATTTATTTATCTTCTCTTTTTAATTGAAACATTATTATTTTAATTCCAATTACTACACCTGCTATTCCGTCTATTAACAAGATAAGTAGCCATATTTTATATAAAAGACTCATAACAAACTCGCTATTATGTTTCATCTGCGTTGTTGTTTTACTCATTTTTAGTTCAATTTCATGCTAAAAATGCTCATAGATTAAAATTAAAAGCTAAGGTGATAAATTACCTTAGCTTGATAGTAATGTCTCTGTATGATGAGATTTAGTGGGTTCTTGATGATTTAAAATCAGTTTGTATATGTAGTCTATTATCTTTATCAATATATACTTTAACTACTTTACAATCTAATAAAGCTCTAATTTCTTTACGTTTTAGTAAAGTACTAATAGAACCACGTCCAATAATATCATCTGAGAACCAAATATAAACATACTGGTCTGTATCTAATAAAAGAACTACATCATTTAAGGTCATATTTAAAAGCCTCATGTTTTAAATAAGGTCTAAAGTTTAAACACTTACACTCTTCAGTATGTTCAAATGAACATTGGTTTTTAGAATGGTATTCTACTATGGCTATAATAAACCCAATTAAAAAACAAATGATTATAGTAGTAATACAAGTAAGAAATAAGCACCATAATGCTTTATCTTGGTTCATTAACATACCTCTTTATATGGTGTGGCTATAATGAACTCTTCTTTCATACCATGAAGTTCATTTAAGAGTTCTACATTACTTGCTCTATCTTGAATTAAATCTTGGATATTTTGCTCTAAAATAGTTAGTAATTTAATTACTTCATCATGAGTATAAGATTTCTGATTATAATACATTTACTTTCCTTATAATTAGGAGGTTTATATGCTTGATAAAAACACTCCTGCTAAATTTATATCCTTCATATATGAAACCTTTACTGTAAGATTTCATGTACATTCTGAAGACAACTCCATAGGGGTAGTTGGTAAAGATTTATGCAATGTTTTACATAAAACTAGTCCTAGTTATTTTACCAAATACTTACCTAAAGAAGCTGTCGTTAAACATAAAATAAATACTTTGAAAGGTTCTCAAAGTATATTATGGTTTAAAGTAGATAACCTTAGGAATATTAGACATAACTTATATTTAAAGAATTTTATTTATTGGTTAGATACTCAAATTAAACATAAGTTATCTACCACAACAGAAAGCTTAGTATCTCTTAAGGAACCAATTTTAGTAGAGAAGAAAGACTTAGAGTCTTTACTTAAAATAGTTAAGAATCTTACTCAACAATTAGACCTTTAGAATATTATCTTAATACCTTAATAACCCATATGCTTTTAAATGTAAGTAATAATGCTTACTTTAATCTAAAGGTGATTATTATGGGTGAATATGCTAGTAAAGGCTTAGCCAACGGTGTTGGTATTCCTGCTTTAGTTCTTGGTTCTCTTGGCTTCCTTGGTTCAGGTGGATTAGGTGGTCTAGGAGGTTTATTTGGTAATAATAATGCTATGGCTTCTATGGCTGGCAATGCTGTTGCAACATTGGCTCAAAAAGATGCTGAAATAGGTAAATTAAAAGCTGAGAAGTATACTAATGATGAGGTAGCTAAAACTTATATAGCTTTACACTCTGAAATTAGTAAAGTTGGTGATAGGCTTAATGATTATGCCTTAGCTAATGAGCGTAGATTCGGTAACATTGAAGGTCAGGTATCTGCCCTAGCTCAAGCTACTAATTCTGCTATTGCTGGTATTAATAATACTTTAGGTGGTATTACTAAGACTATTGTACCTAAAGAGGCTATCTGCCCTGAGTATATGAACAGATATAACTCATGGACAGCTCCTACTACTCCAGCAGCTTAGTAGAGGTAAATTATGCAGATTACTACAGAACAATTTACTCAAGCAGTTGAGAAATGGATTGATAATGATTTAGCTAATAAAGGTTCAGTATGGCAAAAAGGTTTATTAGTATTTCTAGTGAACCAAGGCAGACCTAAGTTAGAACAACTATTAAATTCAATGCAGATAGTAGCAGACAGTCAAGGTAAGTTTGATGTAGATAATCTGCATAAGAATATGAAATTAGCTTTAAATAAAATGGGTGATAGAGCGACTATTCCACTTATTAATTACACATTTGATGAAGTTGATTTAGATAAAATATTTGGGTATTTAGAGGGAAGCTATGGACAGAGTAATTAGAGATGTAGGCATGGCTAATGCTAAGATTACTTTTGATGAAGCTGAGCATATGGCTATTGCTACTATAGACTGGATTTATAGAGATATAGAAGACCAGTCACATGCAACATGTGAAGAGATACATACTGTAAAGAAATGTTTACAAGTATTGAAGCTGGTTCATGAATTAAAACTAGAACATAAAATGTAATATAATAGGGTAGCTAAATCGCTACCCTATTTACTTTCTTACTTACTAGGAGATTGTTATGAAAATGTCATTTGGTAATGCCATTGAGTTTATCAGAGAACATCCTCAATTTAAGCTACAATCAAAAGATTGGGAAGCTTGGGAGTATATTACTTGGGAATGGTCCTCGGATAAAGTCAATGCCGTTACTACAAGATTACTTAAACATGATAATGATAAAGTGTTTGAATGGACACCCACAACAAAAGATTTAGTGAATACTGAATGGAATATATTTACATAAAATAAAGCCCCATATAGGGGCTTATTTATTACTTACCAGTAGAACCGAATCCCTTGGTTCCTCTATCTGATTTGCTTAGTTCATTATCAAACTGTTCAGTGGTAAAAGATACTAAAGGTAGAATTACTAATTGAGCAATTCTATCTCCCTTATGAATCTTATGGCACCAAGCCTTCATATTTACTTTAACTTCACCTCTATATCCAGAATCAACAGTACCATAGGCTACAGTTACACCTTTAGTACTTAATCCAGAACGAGGACGAATATCACCTACACAGCCCTTAGGAATTTCCATAGCTATACCTGTCTTAATTAAAGTAGGGTTATTAAAGACAAGCCATGTATCCTCTACAGCATATAAGTCGTATCCTGCATCTGTAGGATGAGCTTTAGTAGGTATAACAGCGTCAATATGAAGAGCTTTAAATTTTAAAATTTTCTTATTCATCATTTCCTCAGAAATATAATATTTTGATTTGAACTACCAGCATATTGTACTGGTTTTAAAGAGTGAATATAAGGACCATCTATAAGAACATCTATATATTTTAATATAGGATTATCTTTAACCTGTTGGTGTAATCTACCTGTCCATAACCATATAGACTTGGAAGTAGAAGCTCTAACAGCTTTAACTAATGATAGTACTGTATCTTGGTTCTTTGGTTCTAGTGGATCACCCCCTAGAATACTTAAACCATTAATATAGGGTTCTTGTAATAATTTAATAATATCCTCCTGTATTTTATCTGTAAAAGGCTTACCTGCATTAAAATCCCAAGATTCTTTATTAAAACAACCTTGGCAGTGTATAGTACAACCACTTACAAATAATGATACTCTGATACCGGGTCCATTAGCAGTATCATACTTGTTTAATCCTAGATAGTTCACATTGATTTCCTTTGTTTAATCTCATCTAGTTTTGCATCATTCATACGAGTATGACCATTAATATTAGAATAGCCAAGATAACCACAAACCCTACTAATAGTTGTAATGTTATGACTGCCGCAACTAGGGCAAGTTTTACCACCATTAGTAAAAGAAGTACCACAATCATTGCAATGACAAAAATCAAAGTTTACTCCTTGATAAAAACCTAATGACATGCCTCTTTCAATAATAGCTTTGGTAGCCTCTAAGTTTTCAGGATTATCTAAGCGTACATATTGAATATGTCCTCCAGCTACTTTATAGAAAGCTGCTGCTTCAGTATCCTGTTTTTCAATAGGAGTAATATCTTCGGATACATGACAATGGAAGCTATTACTAAAGAAAGAGCCAAATTGATTATCTCCTGTATATTCTCTATATTGAGTGGCTTGAGTACCACATAGAGATTCTGCCAAATTAATCATAAAATTTCTTTTATGTTTAGACTATATCTTCACCTTCAAATGAAGGGTATTGCATTTCGATTTAAGGGGTTTTCTCCCACCTACCCTTTAGTAGGTCCTACTCCTGTTGCTATTTAATGGCTAGCTATAGGATAGTCGTTACAAGGCTCAATGAAGTATTTAAGTCTTTTAAGATAACCATTGTATTGATTTATAGCTCTAGTAATAGAACTTATGCTACAACCTATAAATTTAGCAGCATCTCTTGTAGTTAAACATTCAGCTAAAAGATTATGGTCTAAATCATAAACATTAACAGGCTTAGATGTTTTTTGAAATTTTATAGGATTCCATAAATTATTTTTATAAGCATGTTTAATGTTATAACTTAAATCACACCATTCTAGGTTTGTAATGTTGTTATTTGTTTTATTACCATCAATATGATTTATTTGGTCATATTGATTAGGATTATCTATAAAAGCCAATGCAACAAGTTTATGTGCTCTAAAAGTTTTATGGTATATTCCATGACCTAAACCAATATATAAATAATGATTTAAACGGTTTTGATATACCTTTAACTGTTTTAACTTTCCAGTTTTAATTAATTTTTTATAAAAATTACCTTCAGTTGAAACATAGTACCTTTCATAACCAGTACCTAAAATTGTTGCTAATTCTTTAATACTCATATTCACCCCACGGTATTAGCAGTTATCTTAATAAACACTCTAAGTGTTCCATATTAAGACCTTAGCTTTTCTTAGTCAATGTATTCGTCTCTGCCATAAGTAATATCGTCTATTACGAGTCTTATCTAATTGATACCGTTAGCCTCTAATTTGAGACACCTCAGTTGAGTATGCAATAATTCACTAATTTATTACTAAATTAATGCCCACAGAATTTAGGAGTACCATATAAAGCATATAGATGATGGTCCTGTTCTTTATATTTATCTAATTTAGCTAAGATAAAATCAATTACTTTATTAGCAAAAATTGATTTATCTTCATATAAAGATTTACCACACCACAACACAGTTGCTTCATTTAATGCAGTAATACCAAAGGAAGCAGTCATATAATCTACTAAGTCGCCTACTTCTTCATCAGGTTGTCTATACCCGTTGTAGAATCCTCCTTGTGTAAAAGCTAGAGGATTTGTACTTGCCTTAGTATGTCTGATAATTTCATAGCGTTTACATAGAAATTCTCTAATAACTTGTAATCTATCAGATAATAAATTCCAGAATGATTCTTTCCAGTTGGTACTAAATTCTTTTTTAGCTACTGCAATAATTAATGGGATATTAAGTGATACTGCACCAATGTTACATCTACCTACTGTAACTACTTTATTAGTCTTTGGGTCTGTCCAATGGCTTAAGTAGGCACGACATCCCATAGGACTAATAATCTTGTTATATAGGTGATATTCCATACCTACTTGGTTCTGTTCTATATTACCTGTAAGACTTAAATAATCAGGATACATACACTTAGAACTACACTTAATAGCTTCATTAAACAGGTCTTCAGCATATGGGTCTGTATCAATTAAATTCTTATCATATAGATAGACTAACTTAGGAAATACTACAGGAACACCATCATAACCTTTTTGTCTTACTTTAAGTAAAGTAGAACCAATCATAGATAACCAATATCTATTTGTTTCTGTTTCTTGGTTCCATTGACCAAAGGTAATAGTAGTAAATGCAAAGTCACCTCTGCTAGAAGGTACAGTATTTAATTTTAATTCTAAAGCTTGGAAACCTTGTTCTAGTTCTCTGATAGTAGAAGCTTTAGCTTTTTCGGTGTTATTATCATAATCAATTAAATAATGGTCATAAGACTTTATTACATAAGGAAGCAATACCTTATCTAATTCAGGAAGAGTAAATCCACCAAACTGCTGAGCAGTAGCTACTAAAGTAATATCACCTATTACCTGTAATGCTGATAATACTGTTTTTGGTTCTGTATAGTTGATACCAGACATTTTAAAGCCACCCTTTAAAACGTTACCAATATCAAATAAACAACAATTTACTGAACCAAAAATCATATCTCTAAGGTCATGGATATAAATATCTCCTCGTTTAGTAAGGAATTTTTCTGTTTTAGAAAGATAGAATTGTTTATATAATTCTTTTGTTAGAGCACCTTTTACAAGTGAGCCCTTAGTAGAAATTAGAGAACTATCAAAATTAGCATTCTCCCTATCACCTAAAAAAAGAATCTGGTCAGCATCATCCTTAAGCTGTTCCCATGACTTAGCATAGGTATTTTTATAGTCTCTAAATTCTTGATAGGCATTGGCAATTAACTTAAATCCATGGTGAACAAGCTGACTGATTACTACTTCATGTAATTTAGCAGAAGTAACTGAATCGTTGTTTAGATACTTAGTAGCAGCTTTTTTACAAGCATTAGCTACAGTATTAGCTTGAGTATGTGTGATTGGTTCATCTACACGATTTGCTGCTTTAAAAATAGCAGAAATAATTTTTTCATTATTCCAATCACTAATATAGCCTGATTTATTTATTACTTTCATTAAAGTAAAACCTCCATATAATTAAAAACTGGACATTCAGTTTACTCCGAAACAAAGGAAAAGTTTATGTTAGAAATAATATTTTGTTCATGTTCTGGGTGTCTTATAAGATACATAAACTTATATAAATATTTGCATAAGATAAGCTTTGTTTATCTTGTATTAGATTTATTAGTAGCAATATTTATAGGTTATTTAACCGATAGGTTATTTCAAGATGCTGGGGTATCTTATAATACCACCCTAGTAGTAGCTACAATACTTGGTAATGCTGGCTCTAGAGCATTATTTGTATTTAAACGATTTATAAATCATTATATAAATTTCACTTTATTTGATGAGGAACCAAAAGATGACAGCAAGAGGGATTAGAAATCATAATCCGGGTAATATTAGATTAGGCACTAAATGGGAAGGTTTAGCTGATAAGCAAACTGACCCATCATTTTGTGTATTTAAATCTAATACATATGGTTGTAGAGCTTTACTTAAGTTATTAAAAACTTATGTAACTAAATATAATTGTAATACTATTACAAAGATTATATCTAGATGGGCACCTAGCCATGAGAATAATACAAGTGCTTATATTCTTTATGTAGCAAATAAAGTTAATAAAGGCACAACAGAACCATTATCTTTTAATAAAGCTTTATATATTAAAATAGCTAAAGCTATTGCTTATCAAGAAAATGGTACAGATGCTAAAATTATTTCTGAACAGGTATGGGAAGATGCTTATGCCCTCATCTAAATTTACTATTATTGGTTCTATATTATTATGTGTTTTATGTACTTGGTACGGTTATCATCAAGGTTCTAAACATATACAAACATTATGGAACCAAGATAAATTAGAACAAGCTCAGTATATTAACAGACTTCAACAAAATTATCTTAATAAAGAATCTGTATATATTACTGAGCTTAATAATATTAAGGATACTTATGCAAAAGCTAAAGATGATTATAATAAGAAGCTTAATGCTATTAAGTCTTCTTATTCTATGCAGTTGCAGCAGTCAGAACAAAGAGCTTCGGTATATAAACGTGAAACCCTCAGTACAGATGGATGCATTAACCTTGCAGAATATGCAGGTAGACTCGACAGAAGTCTTACAGAAGGCAGAGATGTGGTTAAACAGCTCAGAGAGCTTGTTAAACTCAGAGATGCTCAAATACAACAAATAGGTAATACCTATAAAGCTGAACATACTTTAATGGAATAAATATGCAAGATAATACTCAATTACAACCTAAAAAGCTTACTTCATGGAAGAATGAGCCAACTATAGAAGTATTAAAGAGAGACTTTGAAGCATCTAAACAGACTCATATAGTACAGGCTAATAAGGTTATTCGTTGGAATGATATTAGAAATGTTACAGGTAAAAGTAAACCTGTAAAGATTAAAGGTAGGTCTAGTATTCAGCCTAAATTAGTAAGAAGACAGGCTGAATGGAGATACCCTGCTTTATCTGAGCCATTCCTTAATTCTGAGAAAATATTTCAGGTTAATCCTAGAACCTTTGAAGATTTAGAAGCTGCTAAGCAAAATGAAATATTACTTAATTATCAATTTGATGTAAAACTTAATAAAGTTAAGTTTATTGATGATTATGTAAGAACAGTAGTAGATGAAGGTTCTTGTATTGTACAAGTAGGATGGGAACGTCTTACTACTAAAGAAAAGCAGGTAGTACCTGTATATAGTTACTATCCTGCTGAAGATGAAGAAGCATTAGCTATTCTTAATCAAGCTTTAGAGTTAAAACAGAAAAATCCTAGAGAATACAATGAAAACATTGATGAGGCTATTAAAGCTTCTATTGACTATTCACAACAGAATGGTGGAGAACCAGTATTGGCTCATCAAGTTGGAGAACAGGAAGTATTAGTAGATAAAGTAATAGAAAACAGACCTACTGTAGAAATACTTAATACTTTAAATGTTTATATAGACCCTACTTGTAATGGTGATTTAGATAAAGCTTTATTTATTATTAAAAGCTTTGAGACTAATCAAGCAGAATGTAAGAAAGCAGGTATCTATAAAAACTTAGATAAAGTTAATTGGGCAGGTAATAATCCTAATTCAGATGGTGACCACTATACCAGTGCAGATGAGAACTTTAATGAAGACCTTATTAGAAAGAAGGTAGTAGCTTATGAATACTGGGGCTTCTATGATATTAATGGTACTGGTTCATTAACACCTATTGTAGCTACTTGGATTGGTTCAGTAATGATAAGAATGGAAGAAAATCCATTCCCAGATGGTAAATTACCATTTGTAATAGTACAGTATCTGCCTGTTAGAAATTCTGTATATGGTGAGCCAGACTGTGAGTTACTAGAAGAAAATCAACAGATTATGGGTGCTATTACTCGTGGTTTAGTTGATATTTTAGGTAGGTCTGCTAATGCTCAACAAGGCTTTGCTAAAGGTATGCTAGACCCTTTAAATAAGCGTAGATTTGAGAATGGTGAGGATTATGAATTTAATCCTAATCTATCTCCACAGACAGGATATATTGAGCATACATTCAATGAATTACCTCAGTCAGTATTAGCTTATGTACAGATGCTTAATGCTGATGCAGAAGCTTTAACGGGTGTTAAATCGTTCTCAGGTGGTATGTCAGGCGATGCCTACGGTCAAGTAGCTGCTGGTATTCAAGGAGCCATAGATGCTGCTACTAAGCGTGAAACAGCTATACTTAGAAGGTTAGCTTATGGTGTTTCTGAAATAGGTAATAAGATTATAGCTATGAACGCTGTATTCTTATCTGAGGAAGAAGTAATTAGAGTTACTAATAAGCAGTTTATTACTATTAAACGTGAAGATATTAAAGGTAACTTTGACCTTAAAGTAGATATTAATACTGCTGAAGTAGACCAAGCTAAAGCACAAGATTTAGGTTTTATGCTACAGACTCTAGGTCCTAATATGGACCCAATGATTACTATGAAGATTCTAGCTGAAATAGCAGACTTAAAGCGTATGCCTACTTTAGCTGAAGAGTTACGTAATTATAAACCTCAGCCTGACCCTATAGAAGAAGCTAAGAGACAGCTTGAAGTAGAAGAAGAAAAAGCTAAGATTAACTTTATTACTCAACGTGCTAATAAGCTTATTGCTGATACTAATAAAGTTAATGTTGAAACTAATCAGGTTGCTTCTGGTGCTCAACAGTCCTTTGAGCTTGCTAAACAGGCTGCACAGGCTAGAGCTAATCAGAACCTTGAGATTACTAAGGCATTGGTTAAAAATCGTAAGCCTGATGAAATACAGGGTGATATTGATGCAGGTATTGGCTATAACATTATGACAGATAATGGTAGTGCAAAAAAAGAGTTTAATAATAGGTTACAATATGGTGACCAAGCTACAAGACCGGTCAAACCTTTTGAAACTAATGAAAAACTCATGGACCCAATGGCATGACAAATAGTGAGATAGAAGAATTTAAAAGACAGTGTGATAAGGCAATCCAACTAGGGGTTGCCTTAGAACGTTTAGAATCTAATGAAGATTTTAAATTAATTATTAATCAAGGTTTTTGTAAAGATTTTGCTCTAAAGTATTTAGAGCAAAGTACTAGGGTTAATCAAGATAAGGATAGTAAAGCTAATGCTTTATTCTTTGCTAGATGCCCTAGTATATTAAAGCTTTATCTAGAAAGTATTAAAGGTAAAGCTGATACTGCTCAACAGCAGTTAATTGATATTGATAATTTAAATGAGGAAGATAACTAATGGCTGATATTTTTAATGCTACAGATGATGAAATTATGCAGATGTCTGAAGAAGATTTACATAAGGCTGAAGCTGAAGTAGAGGCTCAGACTAAAAAAGAACCTTCAACTGAACCAACTGATAATACTCCAGCTGAATCAAATGAGCCAAGTTCTACAGAGTCTGAGGAGTCAACAAAGACTGAAGATAATAAAGAATCTACAGAAAATGTTGACAATAAAGAAAAATTAAATAATATTGAGAATAATACAGAAACCTCTCAAGAAATTAACTATAAAGGTTTCTATGATAAGGTTATGGCTCCTATTAAAGCCAATGGTCATACTATTCAGCTAAAGAACCAAGATGAAGTTATTAAACTAATTCAACAAGGTGCTAACTATACTAAGAAGATGCAGGAACTTGCACCTTACCGTAAGTTAAATTACATGTTGAAAGATAATGACTTAATAGATGCTGAAAAGTTATCCTTTTTAATTGACTTAAATAAAGGTAATCCTGAAGCTATTAAAAAGTTTTTAAAGGACCATAATATTGACCCTTTAGACATTGATACTGATTCAGAGATTAAATACCAAGCTGGTTCTAATATTGTTTCTGATAAAGAAGTAGCCTTTAGAGAAGCATATTTAGGATTAAATGCCACTGAAGAGGGTAAGAAACTTTTAGATACTTTTAATTCTTATGATGATAAATCTAAAGGTACATTAGTAGACCATCCTGAATTAATGAATGATTTGTTTAAACAAAAACAAGCAGGTCTTTATGATGCTATTACTACTGAGATGGACCGCCAAAAGACTTTGGGTACATTAGACCCTAATCTTTCTTTCTTAGAAGCTTATAACATTATTGGTCACCAAATAGTTAAACAAACACCTTCTAATCAGAACAATCAACCATTAGCTACTCAACCTCGTATGCCTAAGTCTTCATATGATAATAATGCAAGAGCTAAGGCAGCTGCTCCTACAAGAGCAAACACAAAATCAACAGATACTACCCCAAATTGGCTTTCCATGAGTGATGAAGAATTTGAGAAGAAGTTTGGTGGTATTTATTAAAGGAATTAAATTATGCCAGTAAGTGATTTTTCAGGATTACAGTATAAAAACCCAGATACTACAGCAGCATCTATTGACTATAATGGTGGTACTGACTCTACTAAACAGATGAATACCTTCTTCTGGTTAAAGAAGGCTATTATTGATGCTCGCAGACAGCAGGTATTTATGCAGTTGGCATCTACTATTGATATGCCTAAGCATTTTGGTAAGCGTATTAAGGTTTATCAGTATGTACCTCTATTAGATGACCGAAACAAGAACGACCAAGGTTTAGATGCTAAGGGTGCTCATTATGAAAATGGTAACCTTTATGGTTCATCTAAGGATATTGGTACTATTACATCTAAGTTACCTGTATTAGGTGAGAATGGTGGTAGAGTTAACCGTGTAGGCTTTACTCGTTTGGCTCGTGAAGGCTCTATTGCTAAGTTTGGTTGGTTCTATGAGTTCTCTCGTGATGCTTTAAACTTCGATTCTGATGCTGAGTTACAGTCACACTTAGCTAGAGAGTTAATGAATGGTGCTTCAGAACTTACAGAGGATATGTTACAGAAAGACCTGTTAAACGCAGCAGGTGTTGTTTTATATCCGGGTAAGGGTGCTGTATCAAATGATTCAGCAGTAACAGGTGAAGGTTCTGCACCTACATTAGTAGACTATAAGTCATTAATGCAGTTAGACCAGATTTTAACTGATAATCGTTGTCCTCGTGATACTAAGATTATTACAGGTACTCGCCTAACAGATACTAAGACTATCCCAGCAGCTCGTATTGCTTATGTTGGTTCAGAATTAGTACCTACTTTAAAGGCTATGAAGGATTTATTTGGTAATCCTGCCTTTGTAGAGGTACAGAAGTATGCAGCAGGTACTACTGTATTAAATGGTGAGATTGGTTCTATTGACCACTTCAGATTTGTACAGGTTCCAGAGATGCAACACTGGGCAGGTGCAGGTGCTTCTGTAAGTATTAATCCGGGCTATCGTGAGACTGGTAGTAAGTATGATATTTATCCTATCTTAGTAGTAGGTTCAGACTCATTCTCTACTATTGGTTTCCAGACTGATGGTAAGACTGTTAAGTTTGATGTTACAACTAAGATGCCGGGTCGTGAGACAGCTGACCGTAATGACCCTTATGGTGAGACTGGTTTCTCATCTATGAAGTTCTGGTATGGTACTTTAATTAAGAGACCTGAGCGTATTGCAGTTATTAAGACTGTAGCAGCAGACTAATTTAATGTGATAATATTAAACCCGTGAAATCCACGGGTTTATTTATTTATGGAGACTATAAATGGAAGAATTAACTCTAGATGAATTAAAGAACCAAGCTAAAGAATTAGGTATTAAGTATTCACCTAATATTGGTGCAGAAGCTTTACAAAAGAAGATTGCTGAAGCATCTGCAGAACCAGTACAGGAACCACATGAAGAAGTACCTACAGTAAATAATGATATTCCTACAGATGACCCTGTATTACAGCAGGCTCGTATTCGTAAGCATGGTAGAGAGGAAGCTCTAAAGCTAGTACGTTGTAGAATTGCTAATAATGACCCTAATAAAAGAGATTTAATGGGTGATTATTATACTGTAGCTAATTCTATTATTGGTAAAGTAACTAAGTATGTTCCATTCAGAGGTAAAGCTGCTGAATCATGGCATATTCCTATGTGTATTTATAACTTCTTAAAGAGTAAGAAGTATGTAAATATTGGTGGTATTTCTAATGATAAAGATGATTTATCAAATGTAGATAGAGCACAAGAGCTACCAGAATTTAATATTGAAATCTTACCTCCACTAACACAAAAACAATTAGATGAGCTTGCTAAAGAACAAGCAGCGGGTAATAGAATTGATTAATAACTACCCCCCTTTATAGGGGGTTTTTAATAAGAGGCTCTTATGCAGAAACCTACCTTTACAGATTGGTTCACTGATACTAATACTACAGATAATAAGTCATCAGACCAATTATCAGAAAAACTCTATTATAACCTCACTAAATCAGATAACTTTAACTTAGATAATCTACAGATTAATCCTGATGATTTTAGACTTCCTGATGGATTATTAGATAAGATTATTAACTATAAAGTATCTGCTACTCTTGAAGAAGTAACTACTAAAGACCCTGATGGTACAGGTGCTTTTGATACCTTTATGACAGCTATATCTAAGCATCTAGAGAAAGAATTTAGTCAAGGACGTATAGTAGGTGCTGACTATAGTAATGCTTATATAGCAGCTATGCAGATGGCTCTACAGCAAGCTGTAGATTTTGTACTTAAAAAAGACCAAGTATATATTTCTACTACTACTGCTCAGTTAGCTGCTATTGATGCTGCTATTGGTATTATTAAATCTAAAATGGCTTTAATAACAGCTCAGATTCAAGCTTATATTGCACAGACACAGTATGCAGGTGAGAAGCTTAAATTATCTAATTTACATGAGACTTATATTACTTTAATTGCTCAATATAATAAATTATGTGAAGAAGTTAATGTACAGAAGGCTCAGACTTCTGGAACCAGAACAGATAATGCTACTGTTGCTGGTTCTATAGGTGCTCAGATTCAAATGATTAATGAGCAGATTAAACTTGTAAGAGAACAGGTAGAATCTGCTAGAGCACAGACATTAGATACTAGAACTGATGGAGCTGTTGTTAAAGGTCAGATAGGGAAACAGAAAGATGTAGCATCTCAGCAGATTATTGCCTTTAAACAAAAGGCAGGTATTGATGCTGCTAATATTGCATCTAATGCTTGGATTACTTCTAAGGGTATGAATGATGCTGTAGAAGCTCCTACAGCTATGCAAAATGCTGCTCTAAATAATGTAGTAGACCAAGTATATGCTAATGCTGGTTTACCTACTACAGGTAATCATAAGAATAATCTAAACGGTTCTGTACCCGGATAGGAGATAGTTACTATGGCTCATTACGATGTTTTTGCTTTTGCTACAGCAGTAACAGGTATTGATATGTCCACACATCAATATACTTCGTGGACAGGTACTATGGCTACTAATTGGGTAGCTTTAAGTGATGAGACATACTTTAGCGATTATTTTCAGAATGCCTTATTTCAAGGCATGTCTTTTAGATTAAAAACAGGTGTTAGGTGGGCAGTAAACTCAGGATATGCTAATGCTATTGGTTTCTCAGCTGATACTAGTAATGCTTATGCTGGTTCTAAATTAGATATAGGTAAGGCTATACAGTCTTATTTAAATAATCTTACTGGTTCGCCTAAAGCAGTTATTCATAATTACCAAGTAACCACTAATTCTTTACAAGTAGCCTTAGATGGTTACTTATTTGGAGCATACCATGAGCTGTATTCTAGTAATACTTACACTCAGCATTTTGATGAAGATACCGGTGTAATAACAGTTACTTTTAGTAATAAAGAAAAACTTACCTTGAATACTACTAAACAAGTACTAACTCAAGGTAGGTTTGCTTATTTATTAGATAACCCTAAATATAAATATAATGAGAAAACAGGAGAAAGTAATGGAGAAGATAAATATAAATTAGAATACTATGTATATGACAAAATAGCTTTATATACTCTTACTACTTATCCTACTAAAGAAAATGAGGATGGTGAACAAGTTCCAGATACTGATGCAGAACCTTTAGGTGTATTTAACTATGCTTATAATTTAGGAGCAGGTGTTAAAACACCAGATGGTTATAAACAGATTCAAGCTAATAGTCCTGCCTCTATTACTGTACTTAATATTAACTATTCAGTAGCAGATGATGAGGACAATATTACCTACAGAAATATTAGTTATCCTCTCAATGGTTCTAATGAAGATTTAGATAATATTGTAACTGTATGGGCTAAATCACAACTTGCATTTAATATGATACCTGTTCCTTGGGTTCCATTTAAACAAGGCTTGTATTATATAGATAAGAACTCTACTACATATACTAAATGTTGTCAGTATGTAAAACGTTTATTTGGTAAACCTTTATATCCTGATTTATATAAGAATGTTTCTGATACACCAAATCAAATTGAAATGGCTAATGCTTATATGATGTTTGGTGTTAATCTAAATACAAAGACCCAAGCAGGTAAGAAGTACTTATATATCTTATTTAAGAATATCTATCAACATTTCTTAACAGCTAGAGGATTAACCTCAGAAGATATAGTAAACCAATGGTATACAGCTAAAGGAGAATCTACTTGGTATGCTCCTTATGGTTCTACATTTAAGAGTAATAAACTATTTCAATTAAATGGTTATATTTCTTGGTATACCAATAATGGTACTACTGCTAGAGGAATAGTATGGGTAGGTATGGTATCCCTATCTAAAAAAGGTGTAGCTCAAGCTGGAGCCAAGAAAGGACAATATTTCGTAATACCTTCAGGTATAGAAGACGCACCTACTATTTTAGAAGATGAAGTTATATCTAATGAATATATCATTCCACATAAGTATTCAGCTACATGCCCCGGAGTAGCATTTAGATATCAAGATACTAATGAAACATATCAAGAAATACTTGTATTAGGTTTAGCTTTATATAATCCAGTAGGTCACTATGGTATAGGTAATACACGGTCTACTATTGAAGCTACTTTAGCTAATACAGCTAATAGCTTTAATTATGCTATGCAACATCCTAAAGTACTTAAAGAAACAGATACCTCTAATGGAACATATAAGATTATAGAATACCAATATTACTTTAATCCTATGGTTATTCAAGAAATGGCTTCTGGTGGCTATATCTATGATAATGCTGGTTCTGTTTATTTTGGTCATTCAAACGTATATCAAAATTTAGTACTAAACTTCCAGACTGTTAATAATGTATCTATAGAATATAAAGCAGAAATAGCAGATGATGATTCAGGTTTTATTATTCCATTTGATTTAACAATGATGCAGAACTTTCCTATGAGTGACTTAAATGATTTAATCACTAGAGGAACTTTCTTAGTATCTGAATCATATCACTTTGAACAGCCTCACTATAAAGGTTGGAAAAAGTGGATTTCTGTTGTTGTATGGATTGTAGTTATTGTTATTTTTATTGTTGTTACTATATGCTCTGTTGGTACTGGTTCAGGTCCTTATGCTAAATCAGTTTTCCCTGCAGTTGCTGCCTTTGTTGGTGGTGGTGTAGTAGGTACTATTGTTACAGCTGCTTTAAAGTTAGTAGTAGCAGTAGTAATTGCTATGGTAGTTAAAGCTATAGCTAAAGCTGTATTTGGTAATACTTTTATTGGACAAGTATTTCAAATAATTATTACTGTAGTAGTTTGCTACTACACAGGTATGTTTAATGGTATGGAAGCTTGGCAAGCAGGAGCAAAAATAGCTGCTTCTGCTATGGGTCAGATAGCTAATTACTTTAATGAGCAAACTCAAGCCTTAACTGCTGAAACCAATGCTTTTAATTCTATGGCAGAAATAAATCATGATTATTATAATAAGAAAATGAAAGATTTAAGTTCCATGTATCAAGACTTATATGGACAAACTTCTAACATTGATATTAAAAACTTAGTACAGACTATCACCTCAAGACAAACTAACCCAATCTATGATGGTATTGTTAATGGTTCTAAATGGAATAATACCTTACTAAGTTATACAGACGACTCTACTGAAATCCTTACCTCAGAACTTCTTAACTTAGATAAATATATAGATGCGGATTTATTAGTAGATTTAACAACAACTAATTCATAGGTGATTTATGTTTTATAACAGTTTAACAGATAATTCTTTAGTTAGTGGTATATCTGATTTAGGTAATTGGATAGGAAGTAGTCTATTTGGTACTGCTCCTGCTACTACAGATATAAATAATTATATGACAGGACCTTTTACAGGAGGTACTTCATATAATGAAGCTATTAATAATGGCTTTGGTAAACCTAATGCTGCTCCTGTAGTTGGTAACTGGAATAGTCAAAACTGGGGTGGTATTAGTAATACTACCAATGGCTTAGGTTTAAATGCAGGAACTTTTAAAACAGGTCTAGATTTAGTACAGGGTATCGGTTCTTTATTTGGTGCTTGGAACCAGAATAAATTAGCTAAGCAGGCATTAAATCAAGCTAAAAATCAGTTCTATTATAATATGGCACAAGATGCTAAGAATTTTAATGCTGCTGCTAAGACATATAATAATGACTTGGCTCAGAAGTATGAAACAGCTGCTGTACAGAATACAGGCAATAGTCATGCTTATGACTATAAGATTGCTGATAGACGTGTTACAGGCTAGGAGGTAATATGGCAGGATTCTTACCTATGTGGTCACCTATACATTCTAATATAGGTGATGGTTCTAATTTATGGGATACAGCTATACAGAGTCAAGCTAGAGCATCAAATATGCTTAATACTGCTATAGATACTATTAGAACCAATCAACAAAATAGTGCTAATGCAGCCTTATTACAGGCTTATCAGAAAGCTTTAGCTAATGGTGCTACACCTGATGAAGCTAGAGCTAGTGCAGCAGCTGCTGCTAATCCTTTTGTTACTGCTGATACTTTAAGTAACATGTTTCAAAATTCTAGATATGATATGTACTCTAATATCCAGAAAGCACAAGAAGATAGAACAGCTAAGGATTGGCAAGGTCAGAATGAAGCAGCAAAACAGTCTAACTTAGTTAATACTATGTATCTAAAGAGAGATAAACAAGGTTATAACCAAGCTTTAGATAATGCTAATTCTGTTTTATCTGATATAGCTTTAAAGTATTTTAAAGCTCCTGACTTAAATAAGACTTTATTAGATGAAGATAATACTAGATTAGGTATGGCTAATACTCGTCAGAGTATGGCTGAAAGAGCTCAAAGAATGAAATTAGAACAAGAGGCTTTAACAGGGTCTAATTTAATAGCTGAAACTAGAGCTGCTATGGCAGATAGTGGTGAAGACCCTAGGTCTTCTACCTATGGTGCTATATTTAAAGATACCTTATATAAAATAGCTGCTGCTAAAGGTATTAAAAATCCTAGTCTTTATGTTGCTAAATTGGCTCCGGAATATCTACCTTATATTACACAAGGCAGTATTTATGATAAGGGTAAAAACTTAGAACCATATGCAGATATATCTGTTGGTACTGAAAATAAATCATTAGATAATGCTACTAATTTTACAGATGATGGTTCAGAAGACCTTTCTCTTGCTCGTGGTATGGCAAAAGGAGGAGCTGTTCTTAGTGCTTCTAGAGCACAGACTATTAGACAAGCTCTTAAACAGAGTGGGGCTGTTTTAACTGAAGAAGGTGAAGCTAAGCTTGCTAATTTATCTAAAAATCCTAAAGCCACTGCTCAAGATTTTAATGATTTTTTAAATCAATCATTAAATGATACTATTCGTACTACTGTTAAATCTTCAGATACAACAGCAGGTGCTGCTGGTTTATTTGGCATGATAAAACGAAGCATAACCGGTGAACCAGAACCAGTTGATAAAGGAAGCTTGCTTAAATTTATTAAATTTACTGATTCTGGTTCTGGTATTAAAAGTACAGCTAAAACAGAAGCTGAACAAAAAGTTGTTAATGATTTTATGGGTGGTATTAATGCTGCTAAAGACCAATATAATCAAAGAATTAATGATAGTAAATTCTTACAGAATAATAATAATTTAGCAAAAAAAGTAGCATTTAATATAGACCCTACTGCTTTAACTCCAGCAGATAGTACTTTTATACGTGCTCAAGTTGATGCTGCTGATACTGTATATCAAAATCAGATAGATAATATAACTAAAAACTATGATAGTGTATTAGCTAAGGTAGGTAATGCTAAAGATAACTTTGACCCTTTAAAATCTGCTTTAAATGCCTCTGCTAAAGATTATGGTCAGTCAGAAGAACAATTAGCTAAACAATTAGGTTATGATGATAATATACCTAAATTTAGAGAAAAGTATACAGCTGCTCTTAACAAAGCTAAAGAATTAGGTGCTACTGATGCTGCAGCTCGTATAGCTATTCAAATGTTAATAGATGGTGGTAAGTTTAAGAGTAAAACTTTTACACCAGACTGGTGGGATTCTGATTTTACAGATGCTGTAAAAGTTGCAATGGATACAGAAGCTAAAGCTCCGGGTATATTAACTAGATTAAGTACTCTAGGTACTATGCGTAAACGTAATGAATTGTTACGTAAAATATTTAATGCTAAGGCAGCTAATAATAAAGCAGAGGTTCAAAAGCTACAACAACAGTTACAATGGACTTATTCTAATGAAGCTCCTTTAATATCTTCTCCTCAATCTACAAGTAATTAATTTTACTCTTAATAAAACAATGGTAGTATATGCGGTAGTATGTACTACCATTTTTATTATGAGGATACTATGGCTTCTTTTGATAATTTAGTAAATTCCCTTTCTAATAACTCTTCTAACCCTACAACTCCTACTCCTGTACAAGGACCTTTAATTAGTGATTTAGCTAGAGCACAAATAGCTAATGCTAATCCAAATACTCAGCAAGCTATTGATGCTGTACAGCAAGCACAGGATATGCAACGTTATATTGGTATGGATAACCATGTACAGGATTATGCACTTAATGGTATAGCAGCTGCTGCTGATGCTGTTGGTTCATTAGGAGCATTAGGAGGTGAAGCTGGTGAACGTGCAGCTGATGCTACATTAGGTAATGTTGCTAGAGGATTAAGAAGTTTAACTTCTTCAGATAGTCAGCATAGACAAGAATTAAAAGCTAATACAGGAGCTTGGTTACAAGCTAAAAGTCAAGCTCAATATCAAAAAGATATAGCTAATGGTAAGTCTCAAACTGAGGCTTCATTAGCTAAGATTGGTAGAGATGCTGTTAATTTCTTTAATAGTAATGATTTAGGTATGGTTACAGCTGAATCTGCTGGTTCTTTAGTTGGTTCATTCATAGGTGGTGGTTTATTAGGTAAAGTTGCTTCTTTAGGTGCTAAAGGTATTATGGCTGCTAATGCAGCTAAGACTATAGTAGGTAAAGCAGCTACCTATGAAAAAACTATAGCTGAATTATCACAAGTTAGAGCAGAAGCTCAAGCTGCTGCCCAAGCAGGTAAAATTAGCGTGGATGAAGCTACTGCTACTATACAAAAGATAGACGCAGATGTAGCTAAACTAAGTGCTCAAAAAGAAGGTATCCTTGCTGACCAAGCAGCTTTAGCAGAACAGCAACAAGCTGTTATGCAAGCACAAGACTTAAATAAAGCTAGACAAGGTTATATAGAGAACCAAGTAAGTAATGAAGCTTTATCTGTACCTTCTAAAGAAGTATTAGATACAGAAGCTAAAACACTTAATAATAGTTTTGATAAGTTAGTTAATTATAGAGATACTAACAATAAAAGATTGGCAGATACAAATTATAATATTACTACTACAGCTAGTCAAAAACCTGTACAAGAAGCTAAATATAATATAGCTCAAAAACAGTATGCAGAAGCAGTAACTAAAGCAAATGAAGCAGAAAGTAAATTAACTAAAACAGAATTTGATTTTGATAAATTTAAACAAAATATACCTGAAATAGAAGCTAAGCTTAATAAACAGATAGAAGCTAAAGCTAATAAAGCAGGTGAAGAAGTAGGTGGTGTAGGTATTAACTTTGCCTATGGTGCTGATGCAGGTGCTGATGCTGTTAAAAATATGCACTTAGAAAATCTAAGTGAAGCTGACCTACAAAACTCTAAAGAGTATAAAGCTAAAAAACAAGAATACTTAAATAAGGGTTTATCTCCTGAAGATGCTAGTGCTAAAGCTATAGCTGATATTCGTAGTTCTATAGAACGTACTACTCGTTTAGGTGTAGGTGCTTGGGAAGCTGCTGTATCTAAAATTATGGGTACTACTAAGTTAGAAGGTAAAGGTATTCAAGGATTACTTAGAACCAAGCCTATACATATGGCTGCTGATACCTTTAAAGAGACTGCTGAAGAAATCGGTCAAGGTATTGGTGAAACTGTTGGTGGTAATATATCTGAAAAGCGTATAGATAATGATAAAGATTTAACAGAAGGTTTAGGTGAATCTATTGCTGAGAATGCCTTTGGTATTCCAGCAGGTATGGCTGCTACTAAGACAGGTGCTCTTGCTACTAAAGCAGCTTTAGGAACTGCTAAATTAGGTACAGCAGCAGGTGCTACAGCAGGTATATTAGCTTCTAATGCTATTAAAGAGCATGGTTCTGAAAAAGCAATTAAACAGGTTATAGAACCAACAGGAGATATTAAGAAGGATAGTAAAGCTTTTGATAAATTAAAGCCTGAAGTACAGAATATTATTCAAAGAGATGCTGAATTAGATAATACCTTTATTAATAATCCAGATGTATCTTTTAGTCCTGAATTTAAAGAACAACTTACTAATCCTAATGTTAAGAGTGTTCATCAGCAAATTCATATAATGCATGATGCTGCTAAAAAAGAAGCAGACATCTTAAATAGTAAGGATAGTACAAAAGAAGCTAAAGATGCCGCCTATGATAAGTTAACTGAGATTATAGGTAGCTTAGGAGGTATTACTAATAATCTTAATGATAAGATTGTTAAATCTAATCTATCTACTAATGAAAAAGCATTACTACAGTATTCTTTTAATAAAAAAGCTAGAGAGTTAATTGATAATTCCCCTGAGTATAGAGAAAGATTATTAAAAGATATCAATGATGAAAACAATTCTGAAGAAGATAAACAAAATCTTTTAAAATCTTATGCTTTAGTGGATTTAGTTATTGATTCAAATATTCAAGATAAACTTAAGAATAATGAAGATATAACCAATGAAATAAATACCTTACAGAAAGTAGTAACAGATTTAGATGATACTCCATCATTTGCACATGACCCTAGAGTACAGGCTATTAATGATAAGTTACAAGCTTATAGACAATTTAATGCTGTATTACAGAACCAAGTAAATAATATTGAACACTGGGTTAATACTAATAAATCTTACTATAAAGACTATGCACAAGCTTCTAATACAGAGCAAAAAACATTATTAAGTAAGATGCTTAATGATGGTAAAGATATGTTTGGTAATGAACAGCTATCTTTAAAAGGTTACTTTGTTAAAGCTATGCAGATTATGTCTTCTAATGCTGAAGATGCTGATAAAGCAGCTTCTCTACAAAAACATTTAGCTGATTTACATCATTACATTAATTCACAAGATGCTAAAGTATTAGGCATGGAAGAAGCCTCTCAAGCATATGAACAAACTAAAGTACAACAGCCTGTATTTATTAATGGTAAGAAATCATCTAACTATTTTGATGGTCATTCATATGGATTTTTAGCTAAATTAAAAGCTGAAAATGATTTAATGAGGTCATCTTATAATATTTTATCAGGTGCTGTTAAATACATGCTACCTGAGGATTCAGTAAAACCTTTACAAACTACTGGTTCAGCTGAACCAACAACATCTCAACAGCAGTCACAGCAATCTAACAGTCTTGCTAATAATATAAAACCTGTATCAGGTATGTCTGCTGAAAATAAACAGACTATACAAGAAAATACTCAAGTATCTCCTACTAGAGTAAGAACAGGTGCTACAACATTTAAACATAATGAAACTACCTTTAAACCTATTAAGATTTATATGAAAGGTAAACAGTATGAGTTACAGCCTCATACTGAATGGACTTCTACAAATTCTTTAGGATTACAAACAGGTCCTCAAGCTTATAAAGTAATGACTGGTTTATGGAAAGCTTTAGCAGACCCAACAGAAGCTAATTATGAAGAATTAGGCAATGCTCTAACTGAAAAACAAGTTAATATTAAATTATCTAATTTATTTCAGATAAACCCTGAGCATAAGTTAGGAAAATTACGTTTGGTTCCTAGAGATATTAAAACAAATCTTTCTAAAATGACTGAAGCAGATGCTAAAAAACAAAAGATAATAGTAGGACAAGCTGCTGCTTCTCTTATGCGTTCTTTAATGACTAAATCCAGTGTAATTAATTGGAACTCTTCTTCAGTAGGACAGCAAAATCTTCGTAATGCTTTAGGTATTAAAGGCTCAGAATTTAATTATTCTGTAATAGGTTATCAAAATTTAGATACTATTACAGGTAAAACTAATAATCAATTAGGTGATTCCTTGGGTCAAGAAATGATGCACATTGGTTCTGATTTAAGTTGGGCAGGAGGCACTTTATATGCTACATCAACTCCGGGTATAGCAAGATTTACAGCATTAGGAGCATCTTCTGTAGGTAAAAATTCTGTAGTAATGACCCCTAATTATTTATTACTTAAAAATCAAAAAGTATCTCCTGAAGAATATAAACAGAAAGCTAATGATAGATATTCAGTATTAGGTACAGGTTTTAAAGATAAACCTATAAATTTAGTTATTGCTATGATTCCTAATGGTTCTTTAGGTATTAAAGGACCTATAGCACAAACCATAAATGCTGTACAGTATCAGAATCAAAATAATCCTAAAGCATTAACTCATGTTGTTAATTTATATAATCATCCTGAATTATTCCATTTAGTAGGCGATGATTTTTATAATAGATTAGCTGAAATAATATCAGCACAGCAAACAGCACAAGATGTATCTAATGAATTTAATAATTCACTAAGTCATCCAGAATTTATACATAGATACTATTCTACTAATATTCAAAATAGAGTACAGCAGGAACAAAAACCTGTTGATAAGCCTGTTAATAAACCAGTTGAATCTAAACCGGTACAACAAGTACAGCAGAATCAACAATCTCAAGAAGTACCTGCTAATAGTACTAATAGTGTAAATCCTACTGAAACTTTTGTTTCTCCTATAGATACTTTAAATAATCTAATAAATACATATAGGAACCAAAAGAAAGAAGATATTGATAAATTAAAATTAACTGAGATAGCTAGAATAATAAGAGAATTAAGTAAAGCTGAGCGTAACTACCCTGCTAATACTGCCTTCCCTACAGAAGAGTTTGAATCAATATTGGTTCCATTATTAAACGCTTATTTTAATAAGATGGATAGAACCACTACTAAAAGTGAATCTATAAAAGATTTAAGAGATAAAGCAGTTAGACATGCTTTAGATATGTATCAGCAAGGTTTACCTATTCCTGATTACATGCTAGAGCTTATTAATCGTTTTGCTCCTTTAGAGCTTCAATATAACAATGAAGTAGTAGAACAATCACAAGAAGATGATGAAAGTTCTGCTGGTCAAACCTCTATTCCAGAATTATCTGAAGAGGTTAAAAAAGCTAAAGAAGAGCAATTAAAGGTTTTTGTAGATTCTGAAGGTAAACCTAAAGAATTAGACTCTATACAATTAACAGATGAATTAGATAATTTATTAAATGATTCAAACTTATCTGAAGAAGAATTAGTATCTAAAATTAATACACAGTTAAAAGGTAGAGTTACTATACTACAAACTGTAGATACTAATATGAATAGTATTAAATCTGTAAAACAGGATACTAATCATGTATTAGATAAAATTAAGAACCAAGCAGTTAAAATTACTGATTCTTTATTAGAAAAAGCTAATGATTTAATGAAGGATTCAGGTACTACTTATGATTTCTTAAAGAGTCCATTGGCTCCTTATTTTAGATTAACTTCATTACATACAGTAGAATGGGCTAAAGATATTAATGGTAAATCTATTGAATCAGCTCTTCAATCAGCATATGTATATGCAATGCTATCTGCAGGTACAAGAACTTATAGTTCTTTACGTTCTTTATATAAAGAAGGAAATGATAACTTTGCAGACCTTAGAGTTAATGCTGATAATGAAGATTTAGCTGTTATATTAGATGATAAGAATTATGAACATAATTTCATTACATCTAATAATTTAAACCAAGCAATGTCTTCAGCTATTAAAGCCTTTATTCCTGCTTTATATAATAATAGTGTTCCTGAATCTTTTGCTTATGGTGCATCTAACTCTTTAGCTGCTTCTTTAGTATCTTCTTCTGTTACAAACCCAGCATCATCTACACAAGCTAGACCTGCTACTCTAGATGAGTTTAAATTAAATACCTTTACAGGTAATCAAGGTAATTATGTAGTACAAGCAGGATACATAAATGTAGATATAATAGATAATACTAATACTGAAACTAAGTCTCGTTTCTTTAATATGCCATATAACACTAAGATGTATTTAGATACTGTTAATGATATTAATAAAGCATTATTAAAGAATGGTTCAGATGCTTTTGATTCAGTGGTTCTAACAGATGAAGAAGCTTCTCAAATAGATGATGCTCCTTTAAGTGGTCACTTAAATCATCATGCAGAAGCACCTTTAACTTCTTTACAGCAAAAAGCTATTAAAGCAGATAGAACTCAGAAACATACTGTTACTACATTTGGTAAGTTAATTTCTATCCTTAATCCTCAAACATATATAAATGCTTGTTTATTAGCTATTGATAAAGCAGATTATGCTAATAAGCATGTAACCGATTCTATTAAATCTAAAAAAGAAGCATTATTAAGAGGTGTTGAGTATATTAAGACTAGGAACCAACAATTAGATAGTACAGATAAAGGTCTTTATTATAATCATGAGATGACCTCTATATCACGTATGAACTCTAGTGATTATATGTCTCCTAGAAATAATAAAGAAGTACGTGAATCTTTATCTCCTATTAGTTATAAAGTACCTACAGAAACAACTAGACGTAATCTTTGGTTCCGTATGGTTTTACAGGGTTTAGGTGTTAAAGTACAAAACTTTAATGATTCTCAAGTATTAACTAAATTACAACAATTAGATACTTTATTTGATTCTAGTCCTATATTTAAAGAATATGCTCAATTAAATGAGAAGTTATTAACTAAAGATGGTTTAACAGATAAAGAAGCTTTAAGATTAAATGAGTTATTTACTAAAGTAAATAATGCTTTAGATGAATTATATGATGAAGATGCTCATACATCTTTAGGTATTCATGCTTATACAGATTATTTTAGATTTAAGATAAATCCAAATATTACATCTTCTCTATATGGTGAAGCTGATGGTATTACTAATGGTATCTTCTTCTCTAAGATTATGGATGGTTCTTTAGCTTTTATATTACAAGGAACTTCTGACTTAGATACAGCATTAACAGAAATAGATAATCTAGCTCGTGTAGGATTCTTTATAGGTATATCATCAAGCTCTTTCTATAAAGATGCAGTACAAAAGATTAATGATAAATTAATTCAAACAGATGGTAAGGTTGAAGATACTTATACTAAAGTTGCTAATGACTATAGTAAAACCTTAAATAGTAATAATGGTTTACTATCGAAAGAAGGTATTGTTAAAAATCTTTATTTATCAGATGAGGATTCTCATTCTAATTTACCTGAGCAGTTAGTTACAGCCTTAAAAGCTTTATTACCTTATATTGGAGTACCTCTTAAAAACAGTTTATATGAGGCTTCACGTAGTTTTGCTAAGAAGCCTGTAACTAAAGCTAATTATCAAGCTCAAGAGCGTTCTATAGCTGTAGAGTTATCTAGATTATTAGCTACTGTTATGGAGCAAAAGTTACAAGGTTATCCAATTAAAAACAGAAAAGAACCAATATCTTGGTTCGATTATGCTAAGTATGGTACTAAAGCTGATTCTTTTGAATTTGTTGAAGAGTCAGATAAAGAAAAATATAAACAAGACTGTGCTTTATATAATGCAGTTAAAACCTTATCTGCCCTTAAAGTAGGATACATAAAGAAGAATGGTGAATTAGTACCAAGTACTTTTAAACCTAAACGTTTTAACTTTAAGTATAAAAACAGCAATGGATATGAAGTTAAAGATGTTAATAATATAAATGTATTTAATGACTTATTTACTCAAACATATACCTTGACAGATAAAGATACTGGTAAAACAAAATTAGTAACTAAATATCCATTTATTGATGCTCTAAAAGCCGGTTTAGTTGTTCAGTTAAAATCAGTAATTGATACTAATTTAGGTGATTCTGTACAAGATAGTACAGGTAAGATGTCCTTAGCATCTAACTATATTTGTTCAGTTTTCAAATCTATGCTAGCTAAAAAATTAGCTGATGCTATTTCTGAAATATTAACTAAACAAGGTATTGCTGTACCTGACCCTATTAAATATAAAGACATTGTTGATGGTATACCTGATTTAGATGCTACTTTAGTTGATTTAACAGCAAGAGCTAGAGATTTACTACCTCGTAAAGCTTATAAACGAATACTACAAGATGCAATTAAACAGTCTAACGCTATTGTTTACAATAAATCAGGAACCAAAGTATTTAACTATAAACAAAGCATAAATGCTGATGTACATAGTGATAATGACTATGTAATCAATACCTCTAAGAGTGCTTCTACTCATTATACTGACCCAGTAAAGAGCTTTGATAATCCGGGTGTAGCAGTAGCTCCTACTTCTACTATTTCTATTGGTGATGGTGAAACCATGAATAGATTTATTGTAGAAGTCTTAAAGCCTTTAGGAATTAGCTATAACGATGTATTTGATGGTCTAAACATGGACCCAGATAGTCATGTATTAGTTGGTTCTGAATTAAATAAAATAGCTGCTGAACAGGCTTTAAATAATAGCCCTATAGAGATTATCTCAGAAGCTTTAAATAATGTTATTAATAATGTTTCTGAAAAAGATTTATTAATTAATGATGATTCATTCATAGATATAAATAATTACTCAGAATGGGAAGATTTAAACGGTGAGAATAACTTACCTGTTAGCATGACTGATAAGGATAACCTATTCTTACTACAATCAGCTTTATCTTCTAAAGCACAAGCAATTAAAAATTTGAACCAAGTAATTAAATCTCACTATTTACCTTATGCTTGTTGTCAGTATGCATTCTCACCTAATGGTGGTTATGCTAAGAAAGCATGGATTAAGGTAAAAGAAGGTGATACAGAAGTAGTTAAACAAATTAGAGATTTTAATGATACTTCTTTAATACCTGAATATATTAGATTAGTATCAAGATACTTAAATGATAAAACAGAATTAAACAAACAAGATATTATTAATTATTTAAGTAAGAATAACTTATTAGAAGAGAAGTTTAATTATGATAGGTATAAGACAGTAAAAGATAATAAAACTGTATTAGACACTAACAGTGTTCAACAGGATTTAGCTAATGAGTTTGCACGTCAAACTAACTTACATACTACAGAGTCTCCTTTATGGCAAAGCATAGATTTAGGGGATGCTGCAAATCATATTAAAGGTTGGCTCAAAAAGATGTGTAGACGTCTAGGTACTATTACTGATGTTGCTATTATTACTAATCCTGATTTAGCTTATTCTGCTTATAGAATGTATCAGCAGAATTATCCTAAAGCACCTACATGTGACTTTACTAATAATGCTGTAACTTTAGTATTACCTACTGTTACAGGTAATCATTTATTTATATTAAATCCTTATAATGTTAAGTATTCTACACACGAGCTTACCCATGCTATTGCTGATGGTATTCTAAGAGATAAATTAAATAATTTAAGTTATCAAGATAAACTTGAATTACAGGATTGGTTACTTAATAAGAGTAATGTAGTAGGTAAAGGTAAAAATAAAGAACCAAATATAATAAATGAATTAACTAAAACAGAACCAGAATTTGCTAATTTATTAAAAACTTTAAAAGGTTATATTAAAGAATATGTAGTTATTAAAGGCGATTATGGTGAGTTTAGTAGTTATACACATGATTTACCAATGCTAGTAAAAGAAGCTTTTGCTCAATGTATAGCTTCTGCAGATAATAACTTAAATAAAGCTGCTAAGAAAACTCTAAAAGCAAACTCAACTATATATAAAGCTTTTATGTATGCTTTAAATAATTTAAAAGAAGCATTTTTAAAATTCTTTGGATTATCATCAGATAAGCAACTTATAGATATATTTGGTAAAGAAATGTATCCTACCTATAGAAATGCTGCTATGGTATTCTTTACTCAAACAGTAATGAATAAAGAATATAATCAAGAATCTTCTTTAGTTGCAGATTCTAAACCTTCTTTTGCTGTAATGCCTAAAGAAAGTATTACTACAGATAGATTAAATGCTTTTATAGAGCAAAAGAAACAAGACCCTAAATTCATGAATTTAGTTTCTGCTTATTCTTATTCAGAATCTAATTTAGGGGATGTAGCTACTGACTACGCTACTTCTGGTTTAGATGCAGTAGCTGATTTACCATTTATTACTTCATTGGATACTATTATTAAAGGTAACTATTTACCTAGCAATGTAAGCTTAAAATTAAATAAGCTTTATTCTGAGTTTTTAAATTCAAAAGAATTAAATAGTATTTCTTCTGAAAAACAAGCATTATTAACAGGTAATATCCTAGATATAAATGAAAACCATAAATCATTTACATCAGGTTTAACTAACTTTATTTATATGGGAATAAAAGATCCTGAAGTAAATAAAGTATTAAAATCAATGAAGCAAACCAAACTTAATAAAGTAAATACAAACTATGCAGTAGATGACTTTTTAATCAATACTGTTAATGATGCTTATAATTCCTTGGTTCTAGATAAAGATAACATAGCTGATGTTATTGAAGCTTCTTTAGCTAAAGGTATAGCTTCTCAAGCAGTTCTTAATAATATTAATAATTTATTTAGAAAAGAATCTTTTGCAGAAAGTAAGTTAAATCATTTAGCTGTTACAGCTGAAATTAAATCTATGGGTTTAATTGGTAAAGCTGTTGATACTGTAGAAACTAAATTAAACTCACCTATAAAAGCAGGTAAAGCTTTACAAAGTTTAGCTGTATTAGCAAAAACCGATGCAGGTAAGCAAGCTTATGAACATGGTTTAGTTTCTAAATTAACTCAAGACTATGCTTCTCTATTACCATCTAAATCTTATTTAAAACCTATACAGGAAATAATCAGAGAATTTACTGGAATGAATTTCCATAATTTTCCTGTATATTCTTTATTAAAGAAAGCAACAGCTACTCTAGATAGAGAGTCTTTACAGCGTAGTAAAGGTATTCCTGACTTATTAAGAAAGAAGTTTAAAAATATAACTAAAGAAGATGAAGCTATGCTAGCTAAACACTATCTTAAGTTAGATTTAACTACTTTATTGGATGGTTCTAATATATATGAATTAGCTAATATTATTAGGGACCCATCAAGTGAAATAACTCAGTATGAACAGGGTTTAACTGGATACCAGATTAGTAAAGCTAAACAATTAGCTAACTACATGGTAACAGGTAAATCTAGAGGATTATTACTAAGAAATGCTCATGCTATTGCTGCTTCTAAGAATAATTTAATAGATGACCTTAATTATGCAGAAAATACAGTTCCTCAGATAGATAAGTTAGTTTCTTGTTATGCTGTACAACTCTTAAAAGATGACGAAAGAGATAAGCTAGCAACCTTTATTGAAAACAATAAAACAGGTATGGATGCTTTAGCTGATATTCATAATAGTATTAAGCAAGCTGAATTAAATAAGTTATCTAATAAGTTTAATTACTATAAGGGATATATACCTTTACAATTTAAGAACCAAGTAAATTATAAAGCTGTTTATTCTATGGAAGCAGTTAAAGAAGCTCAACATAGAGGATGGGATTTAGTACAAAAGTTACCTAAGACAGGTAATGCAGGTGAAGTTTATATAATGAGAACTTCTTTACCTGATGTAAACTTCCATAAAGGTATTATTCAAAATGAATCTATCAAGATATATGGAACTAATGAAAGAGGGTTAAGTACTTCTACTATCATTAAACCATTAACTAGAGACCAGTATTCATATGACCCATTTAATATATCTAGCTATGAACCAATACCTACATTTAGTAGTACTGGTAAAGTCTATTATTATGATAGACCTACACCATTACCAGATAGTGTATATGATTGGTCTGGTTTGGATGCTTTAGGTAAATGGTCTGCTAATGAATTTATTGAATCAGCTTCTAAATCATTTAATGTTGAAGCAGTAGCTTTAACTAAAAAAGTATATGATGAAGATGCAAAGTTCTATGGTTCAAATACTTCTAAATTCTATGTAGATATTAATGAAGAAGCTAAAAAGGATAGAGTAGTAAAAGATGCTTGGGATAGAGTAGACCCTGCTATTAAATCAGCTATAGCTAAGAATTTTGGTGGTAAAGCATTAGTTCGTAAAGATATGCTAGATTTATTTATAGGCTATCGTTCTGCTTCTATTACAGATATTTATACTGGTAACTCTCGTATGCCTGCTAAAGCACTGAATACAGCTGCTAAGCTAGCAGATGTTTTATTAGGTAGAAATGCTTATAAGATACTAGGACATGCTGAAAGAGCTATTCAATATACTACCTCTACAGCTAGAAATTACATTGTAGTACGTTCTTGTGTTATCCCATTTAATAATATTGTAAGTAATATTATTCAGTTAAGAATGCGAGGAATACCTTATTCTGAAATAGCTAAAGGTATTAGAACCAAAACAATGGAATTGGAGGAATATAGACATATTGAAAAACAAAATATTCAATTAAAGTCTAAGCTTATTACTGCTAAATCAAGACAGGAAAGGCAGAAGCTAGAAAATAGATTAGAGAATAATCTACAGCGTATTAAAACTATGTCTATTTATCCTATGATTAAAGCAGGTGAGTTATCTTCATTAGCTGATGTTGGTGATGAATACAATGATAGTATCTTTACTGGTAAATGGGCTGATAAGATTAATGAGGAAGTAGCTAAAATTCCTGAACCAATAGTAAAAGCAGGTAAATGGTTATCAGTATCTAAAGACACCGGATTATATAAGCTTATGGAAAAAGCTACTATATATGGTGATTTTATTTCTAAATCTATTTACTTTGATAAGTTATTAGGTGATGGTGTTAAGCTAGAAAATGCTCAACGTATGGCAATGGAAGAGTTTGTAAACTATGATATGATGGCAGGTAGAACTAGAGAGTATCTAGAGAATATGGGTATTATTTGGTTCTATAACTATAAGTTACGTATTTCTAAGATAGCTATGGATATCTTCTTACATAACCCAGCTTCTTGGATATTTGGTGAACTTATTACCCCACAATGGGCATTGGATAAAGGTACTGTATTAGCAGATAACTTCTTCTCTAAGGCAGCTTCAGGAGGTTTAGGTAGTACTTTTATGCCATTAAACTTCTTCTTTGCCTTCTGGAATAAGAATCCAGCAGTAGAGTTATATAAAGCTTTATAAATAAATAGAGGGGCTATTGCCCCTCTCTTCTTTGGTACTTGTAGATAATATTATCTATTCTTTTTATTACATGTCCTAAGGCTTTAGCTGAACGTTCTGAGTATATATCATGAAAATTCTCATGTTCGTCTAAGGCTTCCTGTCTATCTAGTTCAACTTGATACCTTAAACCTTCTAGCTGTTTAAACAGCCATTCTTCTTTAGTCATTATGAAAAACTACTAAAAGGGAAGTCACCTTTAGTATCTGGGTCCTCAGGCTTCTTCTCTTTCTCTTCTGAACCAAATAAAGCATCTGCTTCTTTCTCTTCTGGTTCCTCAGATTTTAATACTACCTCTGGTTCTTTATTAGCAACAGGCTCTGCCTTCTCAAATGAATCATCTAGATTAATGGTTGCTACCATTCCATCTGCTCCACCTCTTCCTTTCATTGATAATTCTACAACCGGAGTATTTGTTAAGGTCAACTGGTTGTTTCCTAGAAACTGAAGGATAGCTGTTTTGATGTCTTTCTCGTTTAAAATAATCTGCATTTTTATTTTCCTGAAAATTAATTGAATTATATATATCTATAGCTGTAGCTATACCTTGAAGTATGGGGACTGCTGCTAAGAATATATGTGCTATTGACATTGAATATTCCTATTAGGTATTCAATGGGGATTTGAGTTAAAAATCCCCATTGAGATATGGGGATTTAAACATGTTATGCAAATGGGTCTACTGCAGGAGTACTTGGAGCTGAAGATGATGAGTCTGATGTCTCAGTAACCTCAGGTAGCTTACCCTTAGTCTTATCCTTAATAATACCTTTATTAGCCTTGAGCCAAGTATCATAGAACTCTGCTGTTTCTTTTTTATCAATCATCTCATTAGCAGTCTTATGAGTAGTATTATCAAAGACCTTATCAATTTGATTGATTTCAATAGTATCAGCGATGGTCTTATAACCATCATCAAACTTCTTACGCTTGTATTCCTTAATCTGTCTGATAGCTACAGTTACTGTCTTATTTGTTAATCCAGTAATTACTGGTACAGATACCTGAACCATACCCTTAGCTTCAGCATCATACTTCTCAATAATCTTATCTTCAGTAGACTGCTGAGATAGGTGCTTTTTATCTCCAAAACAGCACATATCATCAATTACTGTAAATCCCGGTAGAGGGATTTTCTTATCATTCTTCTCAAAGAAGTTCTGACCCTGTTTATTAGTAATGTAGAAGGTCTCTGAATACTCAGCATTATTAGCTGTTAATAAGTTACCTACTACAGTTACTGACATAGCTCCACCTGAAGACTTACCTGCATAAGCATACTTAATCTTCATGTCATAGATGTCAGAAGGAAATACCTGACGACCTGAGCCTAAAGAATCACCCTGTCTTTCTAAACCATCATTGGTTAAATTATCAAATGCGCCCATAATTATTTATAATACTCCGTTAATTTATCTAGAACTAATTGTGCATCATTATCAATATAAGTTTCATTTAATGTAAATAAATCATCTGGTCCTCTAATCTTCTTATTTAAAGTAGTTTTAGTTAGTTGGGTCTGAAAGCAGTACTTAAGACCTGTAGCCTCATCTTTAGCTGTAATATGAAGTAAGTCATTCTTATAGTTCTCTAAATCTTTAAGAGTCATTTTCTCTGCATAGATTAAGAATGAACAATAAGCTTCAATACTAATATTCTTTAAAGCTCCTTTAACAGGAATAGAAGTCTTAGTATCTAGTGTCTTCTCATCATATGAATCAGCTACATGGGCAATAATTATAACAGGTTTACCATATCTAATAATTTTATCTTGGAAAATCTGTTCAAAAAATGTTTGATAATTACTCCATGCTTTTCTAGTATCAGCAGCTGTTTTAATATATTTAGCTTCAAACATATTCATAAGAAAATCTATGGAATCAATAATAATTCCTTCTGATTTATCTCCAGCTGCAATAGCTGCATCAAAATAACTTAATACTTCTTTAGGGTCTACAATTCTTATATTTTTAAACTGGTTCTTAAAAGGTAATTTCTTACCTGCCTCAGTATTTAGGTATAACCATTTATCTTGGTTCCTAATATTCTTTAGCGAGTAAGACTTACCTGAGCCAGAATAACCACATATAAGAATAAGTTGGTCATTTGTATCACTCATTCTTTACGTATCCTTGTGCTACTGATTTTAATACTGTATTAGATAATTCTTCAGATGATAGTGGAGAAGCTAATTGCTTATTTAAACCTAGTACTCTAGCTTCTACTTCTGGATAAGGTAACCCAGAATCTTTAAGAGCCAATGCATACTTAATCATATTATTATTTCTATTACCAATAGAAATTCTAATAGCGAACCAACGTGCTAAGTTATCTAAGTTCTCGATAGCTTTCTTGTTCTCTTTCTGATACCTTTCATTTCTCATAGTATGAGGAATAAATGGTAATGGGTCTAACAATATTCCCTCGTTATAGGTAAAATTAATATTTTGCCCAAAACAAGAACCTTTAGAACAACTTTCCCATTTCTTTACTCTACTATTGGTTCCTTCATCAGAGTGGAAAGGGAGCCAATTAAGAATATTATTCATAAATTCTTTATAGTCTTCCTTATCTAGCTCTAATTCATAAGCAATAGGAATAACCATTCTAAATCTATTGTTATCTGGTTCTACATTAGATTTAGTGGTATGAACAAAGAAAGTGTATTCTTTCATTAAATCCATAGCTAACTTAAGATTGATTTCACCATCACAATCAATAACAATCATATTGAATTTGTTATATGAACACATATCACATCTGTGTCCATCTTTAACATGATGGTTAATCCAATGCATTAAAGTATTAGCATGGGTCATCTTATATAAAGATTTAAAAGGAACCTGTACATTCTTATACCCATAAGCTACATCATTACTATAAGATAAAATCATCTTATCTAAATCAGTGGCTTTTAAGGATTCACCCTTAAAGAACTCAATACCATCCATATAGGTCTTTTTAATAAGACCATGTTGACTATAAGCATAAGCCTGAGCTAATGCCATCATGTCATTCTTAGAGCTAGCTTTATAGAATGGTAATGCCTCTAGTAAATCAGCATGAGTCTGTGGGGTATCACATCCCATTAGATACTTAGCTAATTTCATATAAGGCTTATCTCTATTAAGGATAGTCTGGAATGACTTACCAGATTCTTCTACAAGCTTAATAGCCTGTAGTAAACAAGTCATAGTAATAGTAGGAGCATTATCAATAAAAGCTAAAGCTCCTGCTAATTTAAGAGCTTTAAAATGTCTGTGTGATAATTCAGCTTTCTTGGTTCCTGCAAATTCAGGTAACTTATCTGCTTCAATATCACACTCTTTTCTATACTCTAATAATTGAATAGCTACATCATCAGGTAACTCAATTCTTCTATTATAGTAAGCTGGATTAGCTAACTTTAAAAAGGTGTTACTCCACTTATTAGCAGTAGCCTCATTATTAGGTTGAATTAACTGGTTATACATTTCTGAAGCTGACATAGTATAGTAAGATTTAGCTTTCATAGTCTTACCAATACCAAATAAACATCTTCTTGCATAACCAATTTCTAGAAAAGAATAAAATAAATCTTCTGTAGTTGAGCCATCAAAGATTTTATCTTGAGTACCAAATAATAAACAATTAGCTGGAGTATTGCCTCCTAGGTCAATATCTCTTACATTATCCTGTGTATTTTTAACTAACTTATTTTTAATAAGACCTTTATCAAATAACTCTAAGAAAGAGTTCATAAGGTCTGTATTAGCCATTAAGTTAGAACCAATTTCATCACACTGGAAATTAAGAGCACCGCATTTAGCTAATAACAGTTTATTTCTGTACTGCTTAACTGCAGGAGTAGTACCACTATCAAACACAAATATAGGTCTACCTGCTCTCTCTGATTGCTTTAATAATTCTTCATATACAGACTGTTGGTCTGTATGAGATAAAGAAGCTCTTTGAGCTGATAAATTTTTTAAATTTTGGTCTAATAAAGTAGGGAATGTAACATTCATGAAGAAATTTCTAAATTCTTTAGTAATATCTTCTAACATGCCTGTTGATAATCCTTTACCATATCCTGATGGAGCCAAGTTAATAACATATAAATTAATAGGGATATTACCTCTATCTTTTGTATGAACATAGGCTCTTTGAGAACTAGCCATTACAGCTAAGAAGTAAGCAATTAAAGGTCTATAAAAATTTTTATCTTGATTTAAAGTTTTAACACATAATAAATTTGTAAGTTCTTCAATACATGGATGATGGCTTACTTTAGTTAGGTCAATCATTGTAATACCTTCTACGTTGTGAACATATACTATAAGCAGGGCAATACATACAGCGTTTAGGTATACCTAGTACAGTTTTAACAATACCTTTACCTTTACTTGTAGCATAAGCATTAGCTTCTTCTAAAGAAGTAAAGTTCTTAGTAGCTCTACCGTTAGTTTTAGTAGAATCACTATAGTATTTATAAACTGTAGGAGATAACCATAAATCTTTATCTGGACAAGGAATAATCTCATCCTCTGGTTTATCTAAATTATCTTTTATTTCTTGTAACTTGGTTCTTAGATACTGCTCAGTATCCAAAACAGAAAGCAACGGATAACTCTTAGATAAACATCTAGACTGTGGGTATTGATTATTTGATAGAGCATTTATTTTACTCCAATCAGTAAAGAAATAATCAATAGTAATCTCTGAACCAGTAATAATATCTTGGTTCAGGTATCTATATATACTTCCTTGTAGTATATAATCTTCTCTCTTAGAGTCTTCTATATAGGTATAAGTAGAAGATGTTTTAATGTCATGTAAATTACCATTTAAAACAAAGTCAAACTTACCACCAATCTTAAAACCATCTAGTTCTTTAACAGCTCTTTGCTCTATATAGACAGGAATGTCTCCTAACTCTAATTTCTCAGGGTTAATTTTAATTTTAGAAATAAAGTCTTCACTATATCCTAAAGCCCTCATATTAGTGTCATAATGCTCCATCCAAGCCTTTTCTACTGAGTCATGGATAGCAGTACCAGTTGACACTGCAAGGCGGTCTCTGATGTCTATATCAGCGTCTGAGCGCATACTTAAAATAACTTGTCTGGTAGGCTTTAATATTTGAGTAGCTGATATATAGTTATCCTCTGAAATATAATCATAGCTATCATTAGCTAACCAAACAGAAAAAGGGAAGCTAATACCATCTTCATTTTTAAGTTTCTTTTGCTTTATTTGCATAATTACACCATTAAAAAACCCTGCCTTAGCAGGGTCTTATTATTACTTCTTTGGTTCTTCCTTATCAGAATCTTCTTCCTTCTTGGAAGCTTCTTCCATCTTCTCTCGGAATTCCTTAGGACTCCATTCATCAGGAGTCATAAGACCCAAAGGAACAATATTCACGATAGCAATATCTAAAATCTCAGCTCCTTCAAATACCTGTAGGAACTTCTTAGCCATCTGTGCTCTAGCTGCTACTAAAGTAGGCTCATTTAAAGTCTGCTTACCAATGAATACATTGTTAAGTACATGAGTATGAATCTTCTCTTCACCTTTCTTTTGAAATGAGATATTAAATACGCCTAGATAATATAAATTGGTATCTGCCATTATAAAGTATCCTTAAAAGTTTTAACTAAATTACATAAAGTATTTTTATCTAAATCATTAGGGAGAGATAACTCATGTGCCCAATCAGGGTAGAATATAGATAACTCTCCAGATAAATGTACTTTATCATGTTTAATTTGAGGTTCTTCTTGCCATTTAACTGCTTCAGATAAATGCTTATTAACCCATAAAACAGTATCTATATTATCACGAATTAAATAATATAGAGCATCATGAATCATAATAATAGGTTTAACAGAGTATCTGTATTTACTATTACGAACCAAGGTATTAAATTCAATGCCTGCTCTATTAGTTAATAAACCAAAGGATTGACCTATAGCATTACCTGCAGTACGTTTCTCTGCCTCTGCTTCTTTAGGAGTAGCTTTAATACCCATAAGAGATTGATGCATCTTAGGACATCTAACTCTTAGACCAAAAGCTACTTCTTCATAGCCTTGCTTAGCAGCTATCTCTAGTCTGTTAGCAATTACCTTATCAGAGTGACTATATAAGGTATGATATTGGTTCTCAATATGCTTGGCTTCTTCTTCAGTAAAACCAAAGTTTTTAACTAAAGTCATCCAAGTACCAGCATAAGTCAAAGCAAAGGTACAGCCTTTACTACGTTGTCTAAGGTCTTTATGAGATTGTTTAATACTATTAATAACCTCAACCTCTGCTTTAGTTTTTGATATTTCTTCTATTTTCATTAGAATGTGATGTTATTTAATAAAGACTCTAGAGTAGGCTTAGTAGCTCCTAAGTCTAATTCTAGAATAATATCATTAATATATTTCTTTGCTTTAGCTTCATTATCTAAAATTTACTTTTTTAGTTTTTCAGCATAGTCAGAAGTTAATGTGAGATAAATATTGGGTTCATTATTAGACCAAATAACTTCTTTATCATTAGTAGGCTCACTAGAGTATCTACTATAATAGTAAGAAATCTTTTTATTATCTAATTTTTCTAACATAGCCATAAACATCTTATGATAGTATTTTTTTTAATTCATCTACACGTTGTTTACGTTCTTCAGCTAACCTATCTAATTCAGTATTTAAAGCTAGTACATAACCTTTATTGGCTTCATCACACTTAGCCTTAACACGTGCAGTAATAGCTTCTTTAATTACTTGAGTTACTTTCATTTGAGTTTCCTCTTAATTTAATTAATTTAGGATTGTTTTCGTTTAGATATTCAATAGAACCATCGTCATAAGTTACTTTATATACTTTACCTTCCTTATGAATTTCATCTAATTTAGCTGTAATATCAGGCATTAGAGAAGTCCAATACGAATAAGCTCTTAAACAATGACCATCATATTCATCTGTATATACTTTTAATTTATTAGGGTCTTTAGTAACTAACGCTGAGATATGGTCCTCTACCAAATGTTCAGATAGGGTCGTTAATCCTATCTCGGATAATTAATCCAGCTGTATATCCCTATACAGAGCAGACTATCTCTTTATCCTTTCGGATACTCACTGCTTCCACCCACTTGGGTGTACTTCCCTTCGGAATAGTCGTTACACTTTACTTGTATTTCCATCTATATCCTCCTGCTTTAGGTCTTAAACCTTTACAGACTTTATAGATATTTTGCCAACAAACACCAGTAGCCTCTCCAGCAGCATGGATAGAAATAAACTCGTTAATAACGTTATATTCATTATCTAACTGTTGAACAGCTTTATTAGAAGCTTGAAGTTTAGGCTTAAATAAACCTAATCTAATAGCTTCATTTGTATTATGTTTACATGTACACCATTCTAAATTAGATAAAGAATTATTTAGTTTATTTCCATCTATATGATTGATATGTTTAAAACCTTGTGGATTAGGAACAAAAGCTTCCATAAGTAACCTATGAATTCTTTTGTTAAATCGTTTACCATTATCGTCTATTAAGGTAACAATCATATAACCACAAGACTTATCATATACAGGCTTTATTATTTTCCACTGGTTTCCTAAAGTAAATTTACGAGGTTTTACTGCTCGTAAACAAACCCAACGTGAATATACTTTACCCTGATTATTAATCTTATAGGCTGAAAAATTAGGTATTAGTTTTTCCATATAATCCTCCATAAAGAATAATCTAATAGGATTATTCATTAAAGAAGATTACATATACAAGTCTTAGCACGGTATTGTCTGTTCTAGAGTTCTACCGTTTTCAATGAGTTTAACACTAAATATTTCTATTTAGCTCGCCTATTATTTAAGCTCGCATAATCTAGACCAACCCATAACCAACCTTTAGGAGCTTGGAAGCAACCTTTAATTAGTTTAGCATACTTAGAGCCTGTAGCAGGTATTTGCTGCATATTAGGTTTACTGCTGCTTAATCTACCTGATACAGTACCTCCTAGATTAAAAGAACCATATAAATAAGACCTACCATCTTTAGCTTTATATGCTTTTTTAAATGCAGGAATGAAGGCAGTAAGTATCTTCTCAGCTGCTGAGTAATCTATTAAAGCTTGTAATATATCTTTAACTGCTTGGTTCTCAGTATGATTAATTAAAGCTTTAAGAGTATCACCATCAGTAGAAGGTTGTTTACTTTCTGTTAAATTAATAACAGGTAATTTAATAACTTCATATAATAGTTCTTTAATTTGTTTACCTGAATTAGGGTTAAACTCTATAGGACTATCATCTGCTGTTACCTGTTTCTTTACATGAGTACTGTTATACTCATCTGCCCAAGCATCTTTAAGTTGTTTGGTATATAACTTAATGTATTGGTTCTGTAATAAAACACTAACTGCTTTCTGTTTATCAGCGGTTAATACTTTCTCAGCCTCTAATACTTTATCCATATTTAAAGGAATACCAGTTAATTGCATCTGTATGATGTCCTTAGTAGTACCTTTAAAGATAGTGTTATATAGTTTATCTTGTTTATCTTGTATTAGTTTATCTTTATATTTGTTATAAACGAACCAAGTAGATAAACCGTCTATTAAGTTATATCTTAATAATTGTTCATCAGAGATTTTCTTAATATTACCAATCTCTTCTTGAGCCCAGTTACCTGCAAACTCCTGTGCTTGATACTTAAGTGATAGATTATTACCAGAACAAGAGTTGGTGCATAAATAAGTAATTAACTTAGTATCTTCCCAATTCTTTAATAAAGTATCTAATCCTTTTAATAATCCTTCAGTATCTAATACATCTTTCATGTATAGCTGATAGATTAAAACAGTTACATCAAAGGCTATATTATGAAATATTAAAGTACCTTTATAATTATCAAAGAACTCCTTTAATACTTCTCTTATTTTTAGATTAGGGTCTATCTTAAAGGCTATGCCCTCATGTTCATTCCAACAAAAACAAATAGAACCAAGACCTGCTTCTGTATGTCTTAATGAATAAGTTTCAATATCACATGTAAGAGCAGGATAAGATAATAACTTATTTAAACTGTCTTTAATCTTAATAGGGGTATCCGGGTACTCTTCATATTTAATAATGTTGGTTCCCGGTTCTGTATAGCAGTTATTTATGTCATTAATGACAGCTGCTATGCTTCTAGCAATCTTATCTTTAGTTTCTTCTGGATGATAAAAAATACTCTTACAGGAAGGTAAGTAAAAATACTTATAGTTAATCCTATCAAATACATAGCCGATACAAGTATCAGGCTTAGTAGTCTTATGTATAACTTTAAAATATTCAGCATCACAGACTCCTAAATAGTTAATATTTTTAGATTCTATATAAGGATAGACTACAGAACTAAAATGTTGCTTAATAGCAGTGCTACTAAGCTTTTTCTTACCATTTAAAGGTGGTGTTCTAAGAACTGTTACTGTATGATTAGGAAAAGAATAATAAGTGTTTATTTCTGTAGAGGTTATTTTAGGATTTAATACTAATAGAATGTTCATTGTAATATTGATAACTTTCCTTCAGCATATTTATAAAAGTTTAAGGGGTTTTCATTATATATTTTTTCTCTCCGTTATTTAATCTAAAGTAGGTTTCATGTAAAAATAAAGCATACATTAACCATCTGAAATTATCAGTAGCAGCCCCTTTAATAAAATACTGATATAACTTAGTTGTTTGGTGCTGTAAATTACAAATAGTGTTAAATATAACAGCATTAGTGTACATGTACATAACTGAAGAGAATCCTACAGTATCATGTGATTTAGTGCATAAAAACTTTATAAGGGTTTCTGTTCTTTTAATATAAAAGCCATGGTCTTCTTGAGGTGAACTAAAGTATTTTTTAACAAACTGTAAAAAATTTAATCCTTGATTTGTATCTACAACTAAATACCAAGCTTCATATTCATTAAAATTAATAAGTCCTTTACTAGCTTCAAACCAGAGTCCACCTTTTTCTGCAAATTCTTTAAGAGAACTAATACGAAAATAATAATCATTTATCCAAGCATCTATTTGGTCTTTATAATTATATCTTTTTAATTTCTTCTCTAGGCAGTACATACACACTCCAATAAAAAACCCTCACAATGGAGGGTTTTATCTAAAATAGATTAAGTTGTTGCAGAATTTGTTTAGCGGGAAGACCTTTTAATCTTACCCATTCATGTAAATCTAAGCAGTATTTATACAGTCTATATGGTTTTGTAGAATTATCTACTCTATACACATCTCCTGTACTCATACATATATAACATCTACAAAACATATACACCTCTCATAGTTTTTAACTATTATAAGGGTTTATATTATATTGATTAAATAGTTTTTCTAAAGGTTTAGTTAATTTCTTAGATTTAGGATAAACTAATTGTTTACCTGATAGTTTACATAGCTTATTAAACTGTCTCTTTGAAACTATTGGTTCCTTTAGCTTTTCTGTAGGATGTATATAAGGATACTTAGGGTATTTATAATATTGAGATAATTGGATAAGCCATAATAGTCTTTCTTCTGTGGTAGTAAACTGTTTAAATCTTTTCAAGTTATTCCATATCTTACCCTCTACTAAATTACATTCTCTACAGAGAACTCCACGAACCAAACCATTACCATTAATGATATTGGCATCAGTTTTTTTATTTTTATGTTGGTGGTCTAATACTGCTTCTTCTAAGGTAATAATTTTACCACATATAGCACACCTATTACCTTGTTGGTGCAGTATCTGTTCTTTGATAGGTTTAATTTCAGTATAGGTAAGTTGTTTTACCATTTAAGTAATGAAGTTAGTCTTTCTTTAATTTTAGCTAATTCATTAGCTAAATTAGTTTGTTTACGTTTTAAATTAGCTATCTGTTCTAATAAATTATTATTTTCTTCAGATTGGCTTTTATATCTAGTAGCTAATTCTACTACATTTTCAATCTTAACTGTATTATCCTTATGCTCTTCAATACTTTTATTATTCATTAAAGCTTTAAAGTCAGCAACAATAGTAGGAAGACTTAAGTCTCCTAAATTAAATACTGACCTATCTTTATTGGATAATGTATACCCTTTATAAGGTCCATCTAAGATTTCTCTTAAAGTATCTGTTACTTCTCTATATTGATATGTTTGAAATATATTCATGATATTACCTATGGCAGGGATACTTGGACTCGAACCAAGAATGACAGAATCAAAATCTGTAGTGTTACCGTTACACCATATCCCTAAAAATTGTAATAAGTTTCTGTATTAGAATCTTGTGCCTTTTTGTTGTTATAAAAATCAACAATGTTTTTCATTGATTTTTCTGAAATTGTTAAATGAATAGGAATCCCAAAAAGAAAACTTTTTAAATTATATTCAATTTCTGTTCTATCATCATCATAACGAAATCTAACAATATTAAATTCTTTAGCTGGAATAGAAATAAAGTTAGAAATTTTCTTTAATATGCTTCTCATATTATTTTATATATCGAATTAAAGATACATAATTTAAAATGGTGAACCATGTAGGGCTCGAACCTACGATCCATCGGTTATGAGCCGATTGCTTTAACCAACTAAGCTAATGGTCCTTACTTGTATAGGGTCATATGCTTAATAGCAAAGACTCTTTCTAAAGTATCTGTGTCTGTTTTATCATCCCTAATAGATACAAATCTAGGATGATTTAAAGTAAATGTAGGCTTATCAGGAGATTTAATTATATCATTAAATTCTACTGTAATTACTTTACCTATATATTTACTTGGTTCCTTAGAAAACTCTATCATCTGTTTATCAGTAAAACCTGAACATTGACCTATGATAGTTTTTTCATCATTAGCAAATTCAATAGCACCTATGTACTGTTTTCTTTTACCAGTTCCTTCTGTAAAACCAGTAATGCGCATATCAGCATCTAAACATAGTTTTACTTTATACTGTAGTTTAGAAGTACCATTAAAGAACATATAGTTAAAGTCTTTAATAATAGCTCCTTCTAAGCCTTTAGCCATAAATATATGAGCTACTTGTTTACAAGCAGCAAGACCTTTACAGTAATAAGTAGGAACTAATTTAATATGCTTTGGCTCTTCACAATGAACCAAGGTTTTAAGAGTTTCCCATCTAGCTTTATATCTAGCTTGAACAAATTTAGGGTTATCAATATAATCCCATACAGTAAAGTAAATATCTTCATAAGGAGGATTCTTACTGTTTAATTCACCATTACCTTTGAATCTATTCTCTTTAGGATTATCTGCAGGACCTATGGTCCATTCACCCATATAGATGCCATCACCTAGTTCAAGTAACTCTTTCTCTAATACAGGGTTAGAGTATTCCTTACCTGCTCTACTATAGAATTTAACTGTACCATTTGATACTACAGCTTCTCTATAAGAACCATCACACTTAAGTTGTGTATAGCATGGAAATGTAATGTTCTTTTTAATGACATCTTCATCATAAATACTGCATCTACAATATTTCATAATAAACTTATTCCTACATAGTACATGAATTTATCTTTAAACTCTTTAGGTAATTCTATTATTGGTTCTATACAACGATAATTATCTTCTTGTGAAAAGTAATTATGTAATACTGTATAGCAATATTCAGGGAATATGTTACGTAATACATCAATATCACTACACTTTCTAGGTATTCTTTTAATACATTCAGATATATGTATATTGTCACAATAGCTAGCTAATACTCTAAAGAAAAAGTCTTTATCCTTCTCTATGCCTTTCTTTATACTAATAATCTCTTCTAGAGTATCTTCATCCTTTGGTTCTAAAATAAGATTATTACAATCTAATGAAGGTACACTACCTGCATAAATATTTCCTTTATAAAAAATAGTATTAGAGTCTATTTTAAGACATAGTTCATTTAAACTTTCTTTATTTTTATCTATAGCGTTAAATACACTAGCACCAGCTATTTGAGCACTTAAGTTATATAACTTATAAGATATACAGCTTAATACTCCAAATGGTATTTCATATGAATTTTCCATATTTACTCTTTAAATCTCCATAAAATATTACATGAGATTTAGCTCTAGATACTGCAACATATAGTAGTCTTGCAGTAGTACTTGATACTGTACAGGTGCTTAAATCCTTAGCATCTATAAATACAGTGTCTAAGGTACTTCCTTGGGCTTTATGAATAGTACAACTATCTCTAGGACGTAAATCTAAGAAACCTTCTTTAATAGCAAAGTATTGATACCATTGCTTAGCTTTAGCTAAGTCTTTAAGAAGATTTTTAACTTGGTGATAACTCTCAGGAATAGCAGTCTCAATTAACTGACCATGCCACTCTATTTCACATAAGGATAGTTCTACAGGTTGAAAACCTTCAGCTAATTGTCGCTGAACATGTCTTTTAATAACTTTTTTAATACAGATTTCGTCTTCCGCATGTAGTGTTTTATTACCAAGACAACACACAGAATTACTAATACAAAAGTCACCATCATTAAATACCTCAGTCTGTCCTCTAATGGATTTAATATAATTATTGTAGATAACAGACATTTTATTTGTATAAGTAAGACTTCTAGCGTCTTGTCCATTATTAACTACAAACTCTTTTTGATAAGCCTTTGCCATCTGGTCTTTATCATATAAATCTATGATACCCGGAACCAGCTTAATAGGATTAAATACTCCTGTTTCTACAGTTTTCTTTAACTGAGTACATAAATCTACTAATTCCTTATGATTAGCATTTCTCATAGGAATAGTAAGAGTATGTTCTACTAAGTTATTTTTATATACAGGAGATAAGCCACTCTTTACAGGAGTAAGCTGATACTTATCTCCTACATAAACTAACTTACATTCATGAGTTAATTTATGAATAAAATCAAATAACTGATTATCAACCATTGAACATTCATCAATAAAGATAACTGTTCTTTTAATTATTTGAGTTTTACTTGATGCTTTTAACTCTTCTTCTCCAGTACTAAAATTAGGTTTAACAATTAAACCTAATAGATTATGGATAGTTCTAGTAGGTAAATTTGTAGCTACCTCTAGAGCCTCTGCTGCTTTATTTGTAGTAGCTGTAAGAGCTACCTCAAATGTTTTAGAACCAATAGCAGCAGCTCCTTTGTTATAGGTATTAATACCATCAGTAGCTAAATACTTAATAAGGTATGATTTACCATATCCTGCACTAGCATCAATTAAAAACTCTTTTTCATCTGATAGTAAAAAACTATAAAAGTCATTAGCTACTGCCTGTTGGTCTTTATTTAGCATCTTCAATATCCTTAATCTTAGTCTTTTTAACTTTAGGAGGTTTTAATTCTGCCTTAATTTTATAAATATCTAAAATAGCTTTTAAGATAAGTCTCTTCTCATGTGAACCAATAGAACAAACCTCATCTTTACTTTCTAGAGTAATGTTAATTGGTTTATTAGGATTAGATAAGAACTTTCTAATACCTACTTTATCTTTAACTTCTTTGTTTGGTTCAGTCTTAGTACTAAACCACTTAATTATATTTAGCATAATTGCTCCTTTTTAATAAAACCAAAACAAACAAAAAAGCCCTCACTAGGAGGGCATACGAGTAACATCAAAGTAGATTAATTATAGAATCTACGATATTGATTATACCCTTTATAATTAGAAAGTTTATAGTCTTTTGCACTACATGCTACAGCTACAAACTCTAATGGTGACCAGTGACCTGCATTCTTAAGTTTATTGAATAATTCAATATCCTTAGTAATAGAGGTAGTACCATCAAATAACTTATGACTTACTCTTGCACATCTAGCACAAGATGCCTTACATAAATCATCAATAGAATATGCTTTATTATTTAACTCTTCTTCAGAGATATAAGGTAAATGCCATTGACCTTCTTCTAACTTAGTAGGAGTAGATTCATCTAAAGCTTTGTGCATAGCTTTAGCTAATGTCTGAATCTCAGGTTGAGCATCTCCTGCTTCTCTTAACATAAAGAAATTAGAGAAGTCAGTACCTGCTAATACCATATCAGAATAAGTAAAAGGTTCTAATAATCTATTAGTTACCTGTTTATGTACTCCTAAGTTCATTAAGGTCTCTGCTTGTGTAGCAGCACCTAATGCAGCTAGTTTCCATGCAAGAATAGCATGAGTTAAATTATCACCTGTAAGCTCTTCTCCTGCAACCATACCTGACTGATTAGAACCAAAGGATTCAGGTCCCCATGGATTAGTTCTAACCTGTTCAAGGATATTCTTTACAGGATTGGCTCTAGAGCTTCTTACACAGAAGCTAAAGCATCTGTGTCTAGTAATCTCTGGTAAAATAGCTCTCCAGAATCTTAACTGAAATGTAGTTAATCTCTTACCTCTAAAGATAGAATCTTTAATGATAGTTACTTGTGGAGTATGAATAATATTTAATTTATCAGTTTCTGCTAAATATTGGTTAGCTAGGTTACCAATATCTTTACCTTTAAGTAAGTCATTAACAATATTACGAATATCCATATTATTCCTTAATTGATTTGATGATGTCTTCTACATCTAAAGTATAAACAATCTTTAAGTACTCTACATCATCTAAAGATTCTAAATGAGTCTTTAAGTAGTCCTTAACTGTCTCTAGCATAAACTTTAAATAAGAAGCTAATACATCATCTTCTAAAGGTTGGTTCTCATACTCTTTTAGAGCTTTAAGATATACACAATAGGTAATCTGAGTATTTCCTTTCTTTAATACTTTAGAAAAGATATTAAATAACTCAATTAAACTATACCAACCTTCAGGCATAGTCTTTTTCTTATTTAACTCGGTCTTTACTGCTTTATCTAATGGTTCTGCTGTTTTAGCAATAGCTTCTTCAACAGCATTTTTAGCATTATTAAGATAGCCAGCCATAACCATATAGGCGATTGGGTGAGACTTCTCATACTGCTTAATTAAAGTCTTATCTAAGCCACCATTTGGATACCAAATTTCTAACTTCTCATTAATAATTCTATTTAAATACCATAAAGCTTTCTTAAGGTCCTCAACGCCATTTTTATTTTCATATCTTAATAGATACTTAATAGCATTACCCTGACAGAATGAATACTTCTCACAAATATCAATAGGCTCTAATATTAAATGTTTATTAGCCATTGCATAATGTTTAGGATTATTTACATTATCGTAATTCATACTTACTCCATTAAAAAAGCCCTATAAGAATATAGGGCTTGAACATAGATTATGAAAAAATCAGTTAAACTTCTTTTACAGAAATCTTACGGAAGTCCTTAAATACCTGAGATAGCTCTAAGGTAAGCTTACGTGCTCTACGAGCTGCTGCCTTATTACGAGTACCTGACTTAACAGTATTTAACTCTTCCTTTAAAGAAGTTGATAAATCATCAATCTTTACTAAGATTGTATTTAAGTTTTCCATATGTTAATCCTTTATTTCTAATATCTTTCCGAATAGGGGGTTTTCTCGATACTGTCTACCTGTGTATCTAGTTACCCACATAACAGGTATTCTTCTGACTTCCTGCATAGGAGAACAACATAAGTCAGTAAATATAATAGCTGCTGTAGGCTTCTCTTTCAGTATCAAGTCTCTTACATTCTCATAAGAAGTACCCCCTCCCGCAACAACTTCTATATTACTAAAGGGCATATCCTTTGTAAATACATCTGTACGACATATTTTTGTATCAAACTGCACAAGAGTTAGTTTATCTGGATTTAAGTTTTCCTTAATAGCCTTAATTTCTGAATTAAATAACTTAATATCATCATCAGATATAGAACCAGAGACATCTAGAAAGTACATTAGATGTGTTAAAGTACCTGTATCAGAATAATCTAAACTAGGCATATATACTTCAGGATACCTTCTATTTGGTCTTCTCCAAGTATAATCTGCTTTATCTAACTGTTCTGTACAGAACTTTCTTAGGATACGTCTCCAATTTAACTTAGGTTTAACAAATTCTGTAAAGAAAGTACTATAACCCTCTGCTGTTTCTATTCCTTGGTTCTTAGCCATTTGTAGAGTACTACCTACTTTATGGAGAGCTTCAGTTTGTTCTTCCTTAGAAGATTTAACTAAATCACTCTCATAATCAGCAGGTACTTCTTTACTATGAGATAAGAGTTCATCATAGATTTCCTCTTCACTCATATTGGCGTATTTCTCATCATAGAGGCACCCTTTAGGCATGTCCGGTATAACTGTCCATCTACGGTTACATTGGCTCTGTATGAGCCAATTTATGTGGAAATCACATGCCATATTCCATAGCATTGGGTCTCTATCCTCCATTCTTAAAGAATGAAGTTTAGCAATATGCCATAACTCATGGATAATAGTAAAAAACCTTTGTTCTTTAGATAAAACATTATAAAAGAATTTAGGGTTTACTTTTAGATATACACCATTAGTACAAGCAGTAGGAACAGACTTATCTAGTTCAATCTCTAAATTAAATAAGAAAGACCCAATGAAAGCTAGATTAGGTTCTCTTATGATTTTAATAGCTAGATTATCTAGTCTTTTCTTTAGGTCTTTATCTTCCATTAGAAATTATCTCCTTGAGCATCAATAATATTAGCTCCTAATTTCATTAATGCTTTAGTAAACTCAGGTAGAGTTATTAATGATTTATCTCTAGCATTAATTGCTTTTAGATATAAGTTCATTAAAGGAGAACTATCGTATCTATCTAAATAAGTAATAAATGCTTTAAGATTCTTCTTGGTAGTCTGACTAATAAGTGCTGCTGTAATAGCATACTTTAAGTTATTTTCTGAACCATCAAATAATTTAGCTTCTTGAGGATTTTCAGCAATAGAAGATATTTTAGGTAACTTATCAAATACTTTAATAAAAGATACTAAGTCAGCAGTAACCTGTGAACTAATAGTACCATTTAAGATTTGAGTATCTAATTCATCTAAATGCTCTTTACCCTTAATAATCTTATTAGCAAATTCATATGTTCTAGGACAAGCATATGTTTCTGAACCTTCTGCCTCTGGGTCAAAGGTACAGAATTTATCTCTATTAAAAGATAAGAAAGCTAATAGTCTTGGGTCATATTGTTGAGGATAACCAATCTCATTGAACCAAGAATCAATATCAGGTCTCATGTTGATATGAATCAAACGAGAGGTTAATGCTGTACCCATTTCATTAACAATAGCATTATCTTCACTTCTATTAGAAGCACAGACAATAGCACACTTAGGGTGTAGCTTATATAAACCTACTTCTCTATCTAGTACTAGCTTATAGGCTGCTGCTAATACACTTCTAGGAGCAGATTTAAACTCATCTAAAAATAAGATAAATCCATTCTTACCCTTTGGTACTTGAGTAGTTTCAATAGGGAAACAGTTAAAAGGTACAAACTTAGCTTCAGTATCTGTAAGCTTAGGTAATCCTGTTAAATCTGTTACATCACAGGTAGATAATCTTACATCAATTAGCTCACAGTTATATTCTTGAGCAATCTGTTTAACTATCTGAGATTTACCAATACCTGGTTGAGACTCTACTAAAGGAACTAATCCCTTAGATAAAACTCTCTTAATCATTTCTTTAGCTTGTGTTGGTGTTACTGTAATATCTAAACTCATAATGTTACTCTTTTAAAAAAATAACCCTCCTAAGCTTTCGCTCAGGAGGGTCAATCAATTAGGTCTTAAGTGACTATAATTATATCTTAATCTTCATTAAAATCTAGTTCTTTAAATTTAATGTCATCATATTCTTCATCTGGTTCATCAATATAATCAGACAGGTTACCTTCATCTATTAGTAAGTTGTATTCATCCATTTGAATATCCTATTTAAAGTGTCTTTAATAATAAAATGAATATCAGTGTCTATTGGATATGTATTTTCTATAACTTCAGTATTGTTTAATACAATACTAACGTTATCTTTTACATATATCTCATAACCACCATAACAACACTGAAAGGTTGCATGGCGTTTTAGATATTTAATAGATTCTCTGAACTTCTTTTTATTATTTTTATCTAAATTAAACATAAAATTCTCTTTAGGGCAAAGCCCACAATAAAAAATAACACTAACTTAAAGCATACTCACTATTTAAAATAGCCTCACTTAGGTCATAAGGCTTAACCCATGTAACCTCAATACCTATTTGTTTAAGTAAGTAATTAAGTAAATTAGACTTACTTACTTCATACATTAAGTTAATATATTGCTGTCTTAAATCATTACCATAATTAGGTAAGATTCTAAAACAATCATGGATAGGCAGTATTTCAAAAGACTTAGTAGGTAAGCTATTTACTAAATTCTTTATTGGTTCTTTATTAATTAATTCTATGTTATCTGAATATAAATACTTTAAGATTCTTGCAGATAAGAATCCTGTTTCTTTATATAGATTCCATAGGGTATTAACCATTTGATTATCCTCTTCTGTTCCTCTGCACATTAAAGAGTTATTAAGAATATCTTTAACTCTTTGTACTTCAGAACCAAAGTTACATCTAGTAACCATTTCTCTTACTACCATTCCATCTAAGGAATGAATTAAGTTAGCTCCTAGAGACCTACCTGTATCAGTAGGCTTCTGTACCTTTGTATAGAATTTATAATCAACACCATTAAAGTTTATAGTATGTTCTACTAAGTCTTTTACCTTGATATGTACATGGAAATTATCAGGTAATACCCATGTATATTCATCTGCTGTAGGATTCCATGCAGGACCTGATAAGAATTTATTAAGTTCCCATACTTCAGGCATCATTTCTGACATAGTTTCTTCAAATTGTTCAATAGCTGTAGGGAATAGCTCTTTAGGTTTAGCCTTGCTACCGTACAAACTTACCATAATAGCTTTCTTAACTTGGTCTCTAGTAATTAGACCTAAGTTACCACATTTCTCCTTCATATGATTAAATACAATAGTATAGCTATCAGCTCTTGAACCAATGTTAATAACATTACATAGCTCAGCTGCTTGCTTATCTCCTGTAAGAATAGCTAACCACTGAGTACCTGATGCAGTAGCATCTAAGGATATACCATATCCTATTGGTTCACCTCTCTGTACTGCTCTTAAAGCATCTACAGAGGCAGCATACATACTAGGACTATCAGCTTTATTCTTAAAGCTCTCTAAGTCCTTATCATTATCCTTAACCCATTGGATACGTTTATCCCATGGCTCTTTATCTAATCCAAAGTTGTTAGCAACATCAATCAGAAGGTATTCTAGTCCAGTAAATTTTTGCATATAAACTCCTATAGTTTTTAGTGCAGTTATCGCCACTATTGGCATTTTAAGTAAAATCAGAATTTCGTAGTTGAAACTCTGATTTTTATTAAATAGGTTTTAGTTTTCAATGATTTCTTTATGGCTAAAGTTAATTAAGCTCTTACCATAATCATTACTTTGAATATTAATATGATAGCCTTGTGAGTAGCTTCTACCTCTCTTATCATATTTCCATGTTAGATAGAATGTTCTATCTTTATAGCAAGTTAATATTTCTTGTTGAGCTAGATTAAATCTATCAAACATCTGTTTATTCATTTGATTAGCCATATCACACGACCATTCATTGTGGTTATTTAATACAGCATATTTATTAAGTTCTAACTTAATCTTATTTTCTTTATTGATGTAATCTAAATTTACATCATCATTAGTTTTATTATTCTTTAAGATAATACCTGTATTTAATTGTAGGTAATATCCATCTTGTTTATTGTTCTTTATCTCCTTTGGTTCAATTAACATAGGTAAAGGATAACAATACATATCTAACTTCTTCTGTTCTTCATCACTGACTAAGAACTTAGTAATAAATTTATTACCATTGAAGTCTATAAAGTCTTCAACAGTAGCTTTTGTTAAGAAGTCTGCTAAGCCTTGTTCATCAGGTATAGTGTTATACATTAAACCCGCTAAAACAGAAGGAGAGCATTGCTTATATAACAATAAAAAACCTAGCAATTTAGCTAGGTGTTCTTTATTTAACTCAGTATCAGCATCTTGCACTATTGCTTTACCTAGTTCAAATAATCTAGGTAATAGCTGATACTTATTAGATAGTTGTTCTATACTTATTTCTTGGTTTATAAACATTTATAACCTTCTATATATTTCTTAACTAATTCTTCTGTTGGTTCCTTAACATTAAATGTAGAACTACATTTATATTCAGGAAGATAAATAAACTTTCTACCCATAAAAATAGAATTACAGTTAAAAACAGGTTTACTATATATAACTGCTTCTACAGGAAATTCAGACATAGATTTATTATCATTAAAATATACTAAGCCTTCCTTATTTGTATACATTTTAAGATAATCACTTATTCTAAATATTCTAAGAGTAGGAAGACCTTCTATAGATATATAAGTAACAAATTGATTATCTAAGCTAGGTATTCCTATGCTTTGTACTCTATAACCACATTCTACAATATATGCCTTAACAAGCATTTAATCCCTCCAGAAATGCTTCAACATTCTTCTCTGTTGGTTCATTAGGAAAATCAGTACTAAGTCCTAAATGTGGAATATATATTTTCCATGTAGAGTTTTTAAATAAGACAGCACTAGGAACCAATGGGGCACTAACTTTAGAATATAAATAACCATTTACAGTATTTGTAGTATATGTAAAAATATCTGCAGGTACTAATTGATATTCTGTGAATGCATCTTTTTCATCAATTAAATGGCATACTGTATATATTCCTGTTTGAATAGATAAGATACCTATATATATAACTTTACCTCCCCATTCTCGTACTCTACACTGTATAAGCTTTTGAGGTTTAAATATTACAGACATTGCATAGCCTCCCATAATTTAGTTATCTGTTTAGTACCTACATTTAATGGTTCTAATTCATTTGGTTTTAACTGTTCTATATATACAAAAATAAAGATTAGATTTATGTAACCTAATCTTTATCCTTTCTATATATGTTAGTTGGTTCTTATTTTCACGACCCCACCGTGATATACATGATATAAAACATGCTTCATACATACCACCACTCCATAGTAAGTACAATAATAGTAGCAATAGCTATAACTAATAATCCTATATTTTCTTGTGTATCAATCTTCATTTAATAGTCTCCATTAAGATTAATAATGATAGTATTACATGTACTATCAAATTGAATACTTTCTACCTCATTATTGAGGTATTCTTTAACCTCTTCAAAGGTTAATTTACTTACTGTAGTAGATACTCTTTCATTACTACACTCATTAATAATAAGTCCCATTGAATTATTATGGATAGCTGTAAGAGCAGATAATAGTGTCATTTATTCCTCCATTGGAATATATCCTAAGGCTTTATAGTGTTCTACCTTTTGTAGCAATTTATCTAATTGTGTAGAGGTAGTACACCATGTTAAACCTACTACTTTTAGTTCCTTTTCAATAAAGTACTCTAATAGATTTATATCTCTAGGTACTTTAATCTTATAGAGACTACTTTCTATTTGTATGATTTCATCTATATCTTTTAAATAAATATCAATAATCATGGAGTTATACCCTGAGTAGTTAAATATTTACCTATTTTGTAATAATCATCATCATATACATCTATATCTTCTTTATGCTTATCAGTCATATAAATTAGATATAGTCTTTTAGATACTTTATAAGTCCATAGAATCATATCTAATTCTGGACAATAAATAATTGCTTCCTTTGTTTCGTTTACTTGGTTCTCAAAATAATTAATCATATTAAGCATGATATTGTCTAAATTCATTTATATCTCCTGAACTATGTAATCAAAAAATAAAAGGGAGGATTTCTCCTCCCATTTTTATTAGAAGTATCTATGTAAAGATACCTTTGGTTTCTGCTCACTAATAGGAGCATCTTTATTCTTACGGTATAAGCTTCTTCCCCAAGCAAGGTGCTGTCCTTGCTCAAGGGTAATTCCGTAAGCTGCTGCAATCTCATCTTCGATTGGAGCAGTTAGAGAGGTTTTACTCTCTCCCGGTTGTAACTCCTTAAGAATTGATAAGATTTCAATATTATCCTGTCTTAGCAGATTACGTATTCTGCTTACCATACTGGTTCCATTAATCTCTCCTGTTACCTTAAACAGAGAGTCTAATGGAGTACCATTAAGGTCTGGATTTGAATAAGTTTGGATAATAGAAATAGTATCTCCGTCCTTCTGGTATAAACAGATTACACTGTTCATCCAGTATTCAGAAGGAGTACGGGTTAAAGTTGATGAAGAAGTATTATTTGAAACAATAGCTGAATTAAACATAATAATTTCCTTAGTAATTAGTAAGAACTGAAAACCCACAATTGGGCACAAACGAACTCTAAACCTCTTAGAGCCCATAAAAGGCAAAGCCTTGTATTAAAACGGGCGAAGCCCGCAAAATGTGTTGTGTATTGTGTAAACAAAGGAGCACAAAGTTTTATATTAATTCATTTGTAAGACGTGTTAGTATTTCGGTAGTACTTCGGTATTACACTATCAAGACAGTGTTTCGTTAGTGTTTCGTGTTTATTTTAGAAAAATAAAAAGGGACCGAAGTCCCTTCTAGTTACTCATCTGATTGTGATGAATGTAGCTCAGAATCAATCTGAGCCACTAATTTCTCAGCTTCTGGACCTAAATCCTCAGCTAAATATACATTAAGTCTAGCAGCACCAACTACTAGACATCTAGCTGTTAGTTCTACCGCAGCTGCGGTATAACCGACTGCTGTTACAACTTTTGCTGTTGTAGACCTTAAAGAACTAAAAGACTTTTTAACTGCCATAATTACTCCTATAAGCAGAATGAGGCAACATTACCTCATATAAGGCGAAGCCTTGTATTAAAGTGTCAGGTGTAGGTGTAGGTGTAGGTGTAGGTGTCATACATGGGGGGGGATACCTTCAATAACCCCTTCACCTACCCCAATACACTGCACTCATAATAATTTTTTAAAAATCTTAATTGCGAATAATAATTTTTTGATTTTCTTAAATGCGTATAATATTTTATACACATTAATAGATGACTAATGAAGAACCAATGAAGGAATAAGTAATAAAGAATAGAAAGACAATAAGAAAGAAGAAAGAGAAAGAAAGAACCAAAGAAAGAGATAGAAGTAAGAACAAAAGAAAGACTAGAAATCTATACCCACCCGCCACCCCTTATTATATATATATAGTATAATAAAAACAATGCTAATTATTTAAAGGAGTATTAAATGAGTGATTTAACAGTAGAAATAGTTAAGAAGGTAATGCCGGGTAGGTTAAGAGGAGCTATTACTCAAGAGTTAGTAGATAAGATAAATACTATTAGTACTGACCCAATATTAACAGATGAAATTAAAAAGAACTTTCTTGGTTATACTGGAATATTACAGGATGGTAAGTATAAGACAGAAGATTATCTTAATGCTGTAGTTTATGTTAGTTATAAATTAATGGGATATTCTAATATAGATTCTTATATAAAGACCTTCCCTCAAAGGTATCAGGTATTAGTAAGTAAGGGTCTACCTCAGAAAGATATAGCTGCTTATGTAACAGCCTACAACAGAGGTAAGCTAGTCAATAAGATATTAGAGCAAACCTTGGTTCCTACATGGGTATTGAACCAAGATATTTATCAGAAAGCTATTAATACTCAAGCAGCTTTACTAAATAGTAAGAACGAGAAAGTAAGATTTATGGCAGCTGATAGTATTCTTACCCATTTAGCTAAACCAGAGAAGGCAGGACCATTAGTTAATATAGAAATGAACCAAAATACAGGTATTGAAGATTTAAGAGAAACCTTAGTTAAATTAGCTGAAGTACAACAGAATTTAATTAAACAAGGTAAAGCTACTACTGAACAAATAGCAGAACAAAAGATTATAGAGGCTGAGGTAGATTAATGGAACTAAAGAAACAATCATTAGATACATGGTTAGATAATGTAGATTATCAAGACTTAGCTACTGGTTCTTATGTTCCTAGTACCTTCTCTATAGGATTTATGAACTTTATTAAATTAGTTAATGGTGTACAGGGAGAAAGTAATAAGACTCCTCCTGTACATCTTAAGATGCTTGATAAGCTAGCAAGTCCTAGTCAATATGTAGCTAATCTAATCTTCCGTGGTGCAGCTAAGACTACTCTATTTATGGAGTATTTAACACTATATCTAGCAGTATTCCATGAACTACCTTATCTAGGTGAAGTAAGTGGAATGATATATGTAACTGATTCTATTGAGAATGGTGTTAAGTCTGCTAGAAAGAATATTGAGTATAGATATGAGAACTCAGAGTTCTTAAAGGAACAACTGCCTGTAGCTAGATTTACAGATACTTATATAGAGTTCACTAATAAAGCAGGACACCAGTTAGCTGTTAAACTATATGGTGCTACTACTGGTATCCGTGGTACTAAGATATATGGTAAAAGACCTACACTATGTATCCTTGATGATTTAATGTCTGATGAAGCATCTAAATCTAAAGTAATTCTACAGTTAATTAAAGATACTATCTATAAAGGTGTAAACCACGCTTTAGACCCAACAAGAAGAAAGGTTATCTTTAATGGTACTCCATTTAATAATGAGGATCCATTGGTAGAGGCTATTCAATCAGGTGCATGGGATAGTAACGTATACCCTGTATGCGAGAAATTTCCTTGTACTAGAGAAGAGTTTAGAGGGGCTTGGTCAGATAGATTTACTTATGACTATATTAAAAGTCAGTATGACGTGGCTCTATCTACAGGACAGCTAGCTTCCTTCTACCAAGAGCTTATGTTAAGACTTACATCTGAAGACTCTAAGCTAGTAGCTTATAATGAGATTAGATGGTATAAAAAATCTGTTTTACTTTCAAATAAGAACTTTTATAATTTTTATATCACAACAGATTTTGCTACATCAGCAAAACAATCTGCTGACTATTCTGTAATATCCGTATGGGCTGTCAATAGTAATGGTGATTTCTTTTGGGTTGATGGTCAATGTAAAAGAACCACTATGGATAACAATATTGATAAGCTATTCCAATTAGTCCAAAAATACCAACCACAGGCGGTAGGTGTAGAGGTAACTGGACAACAAGGTGCTTTTATACAATGGTTACAGAAAGAGATGATGCTAAGGAATATATGGTTCTCATTTGCTACCTCAGGTAACAATAATGCACCCGGTATACGTCCTGTAGCAGATAAATTATCAAGATTTAACTTAGTAGTACCTTGGTTCAAAGCAGGTAAGTTTTATTTCCCTGAAGAAGATAAAGACAATGCTATCTTAAAAGAAGGAATACAAGAAATAAACCTTGCTACATCAGATGGGTTAAAAGGAAAAGATGATTTCTTAGATACTATATCTATGCTTGCTTATATGAAGATTTGGCGACCTTCAGAAGCTCCTATACCTAAAGACCCAGATAATGGCGGTATCTATGATGAGACAGAACCAGAGGAAGATACTAATAGACTGGAATCGTATATAGTATGAAGTTATCAGAAATCCTTACTTTAGTATTATATAGAAATGTATTAAACACTTGCTATGTAGATAGTAAGACTAAACAATTTAGTGCTGATAAACTACCAGCTATTATTACATTTCTAAATGAAAGTCTATTAAAGCTATATAGTAAATTTACTTTAAAGGTGGATTCAATTTGGGTTCATTTACAAGAGAGTAGAGTAAATTATCCTTTAACAAAAGAGCATATCATACCTAATTGGGAAGAACCATCATATGATAAGTATCTATGGAAAGGATTTGAAGAAACATTTAAAGATGATGTTATAAAGATATTAGATGTATATGATAATAAGGAAAATAAACTTCCTATTAATGACCCAGAAGAGTTGATGTCAGTATATACACCTATGTACAACATCTTAGAAGTATCTTCTAGGTTCCCTACTCAAGTACTTAATGTAACTTATCAGGCAGCTCCTGATAAGATTGTATATAGCCCAGAACATGATACTGAAGTATATCTACCTGATTTACTTGTAGGAGCTTTAGTAGCTTATACAAATTATTTAATCTTTGCTTCTATTGGTTCTCCTGCATCTATGCAGCAGGCTCAAGTATTTTTAACTGAATACCAAAACCTTGTAGAAGAGTTAATAGAAACAGATTCCATTAATCCTCAGTATTCAACTAATACAGAGAAGTTTTATAAAAGAGGATGGTGCTAATGTATTACAAGCAACCTTATGGAGACCCTACTGCTTCTGTTGAAGTAGATAGAGCATTAAGTGTCTCTTATACAGTTGTTAAAGAAGTATATAATCAGTTAGATTTATTAAAGTCATACAAAGAATCATGGACTGCTATAGCTGATTATGATAAGTCTTTAAAAACTTTAAATACTACTCTTAATACTATATCTAATGCTAATAAGTTAGGTACTTTTATTGGTCATGATATGGGTAGAGTAGGTGTAGAACCAACTAAAGAAATGTTTACAGGTGAGAACTTTGCATCTGCTTTAACTCGTAGTTGGGATAACATTAACAAAGTAGCAGATAATATTACTGATGTTAATAGAATAGCTTTATACCTTAACTGTATTAAAGCTTTAGCTTATATTACAGACCAAGTAGAAAAGACTGCTAATAATGTAGATGCTGTTAAAGAGCTTAACTCTAACTTTGATGTATTTAATAGAGTTTACCTAAACTTACAAGAAGTTCTTAAAGTAGAAGGTAACTTAGATATTATTACATCTGTTAATACTGCTATTAATACTTATGCAGATATACAGGCTAATATTGAAGTATTCCAACATGTGCATGAATACTTACATACCTTAGCTGCTATTAATGCTAACTTATCTATCTATGAGAAAGCTAATCTTAATCTTAAAACTTACCTAGAGATTCTTGAGTTTAGATTTGAGATTACTAATCTATCAGATAATATTAACAACATTAAAACTGCTGCAGAAATAGTAGAAGAGCAGAAAGATTTAGTACAGAAGTTTACTGCATTATTAACTATTAAAGATGATATTACTAATGTAAGCGATATATCAGAAAGTATTAAAACATTAAGCGAAAACACACCATTGTTTAATATCTTATATGAAAATTTATCAACATATATTAGTGTAGTACAGAACTTAGATTCTATTAAAGAATGTAACTTAAACCGTGAACCTTTATTAAATTCTATTAGTGAAGTTAAGAAGCAAATGGCTAAGGTTACTTCTGATATTAATACTCTGTATCCTTATATGGACCAGACTACTAAGTTCATTGATACCTTTAATAATAACCTTCCTTCTAATGCTTTATTAACAGACCAAGACAACAGAATTAATGTATTACTTGGTTCTATTAAGAAGACTGACTTAGATACTTATACTCAAGAGTTTACAGCTCCTTCTAATGGTTGGTTTGTTAATTACTATTATGGTGAAACCAAACCTAATACAGAAGATATTGAAGCTGAAATACAGGAATCTATTACTAAACGAGATATTACTGTAGCACTTAAGTTAAAGAAGCCTCAGGGATACTTTGATGATAACATGCAGTTATATGCAGCTAAGGGTACTATTCTTACTATTTCTGCTAAGAACTTAAAATCATTAACAGGTAAGATACAGTTTATTAAAGAAGCAGGAGATGAGTAATGGATAATCAAGTAAAACAAGACATTATGACTACTCTCTCTAATCAAGAGATTGAACCAATAGGTGTATATGACTTTAGGTTACGTCAGGCACATACAGCAGATATTCCTAAGTTCAGAGGATTATCTGGTCAGCTAACTATTAACCCAGATGATAAAAATAGACTATCTGTATGGAAAGGTACTGGGTTAGGTCAGAAAGAGGATGTTCCTTTTATATCTGATTTACAGGATGGCTCTATTGCAGCTAAGTTTAAGTATATAGATGAAAACATTGTACGTGCTGATATATCAGCAGAGACATATGTTATTGACCCTACAGTAAGTCATAGATTCTTTTTTAATGTAAATACACCTAATATCCTATTTAAGTTTGCTGATACTTTTGATAAGCAATCATGCTTAACAATTACTCTATACTTAACTAATATCAAAGAAGGAACCAAGTACACTTTTGATACTACTCAAGTAGATTGGTTAGGTGATGTATCTAAGCTAGACTCTAGTATTGGTGCTTTAAATATAGTTACTCTATCATTTAATGGAACCAGATGGGTAGCATATAGCTTAGATAGAACTATTAATGATAGATATACCTTACGTTCTGTAAATGAGGCTATAGTATCTAATTCTAGATTACTAGGATGGTTCTTACCTCAGGGTTCTACAAACGGTGAAATATCTGATAAGTATGCTTCTAAGACATCTATTCCTGATTTATCTGATGAAGACTTAAATAACATAGCTAGAGTATCTGCTTCTATTTATGATGTTATTGATGTATCTGCAGGATTAGAAGATATACATATTATTGAAGATTACTTAGAAGTTATTAAGAAATGTGCTAACAGTATTGATAATATTAATGCAGTAGTACCATACATTTATACATTAGCTTGGATTAATTCTCATATAGAGATTATATCAGCTATCCACGATAACAAAGACAATATTAATATTGTTGGTTCTAACATTAAGAGTGTTAATACTGTAGCAGATAATATTGATATTATTAAGAATCTTAATACAAACTTACCTGCTATTACATTAGTTAATTCTTATAAAGACGCTGTAATTAACTTATCAGCTAATACTGATAGTATCCAAGCTATTAATGATAACCTAGATGCTATTAAGACCATCAATACAAACATAGAGCATGTAAATACTGTAGCTGATTCTATTAATAACGTTAATACTACAGCTACTAATATTGATATAATTAATAATTTAGGATTATCTATAAATAATGTTAATGCTGTATATAAAGCATTACCTCAAATTATAAATACTGTTAATAATATGGATAATATTACTAATATTGGTAATTATATTAATAAAGGTATTATGCTTCGTACTGAGCTTAAAGACTCTTTAACTAATCTATATGAGTCTACTGATGCTAATAAGTTGTACTTAGTACCTGCATCTATGACTGAATCTATTTAAGGTGGTATATGTCTAAATTTAAAGTAACTAATCCTGATGAGCCAATCGAAATTGATTTATATCAGGATATTCCTTCTAAAGACCCTGATACAGGTATAGACCAAATAGATGATGAAGGTAATATTCTTGTTAAGAGATATGTTACCCGTTCTATTAATTCTAGAGGTATTGCTAATATTAAGAATGCTTTACCTCAGATTAATACTAATAAAGAAGCTATTGCTGCATTAGATAGATATGCTAAAGATAATGTAGCTTCTATTACTAGTGATATTGGTTCTATTAATGATAACCTGTTAGGTACTCAGACTGATTTAAGTGATTTAACTCAGACTGTTAGTGTTCTTCAGGGTAGAATTAATGGTATTCAGGGTATTGATATTGATGTTGTTCAAGCTGATGTTGATGCTCTGAAGAAATCTGCTTATTTAATTACAGGTGGTGTACTGAAGGGTGATGTATCTATTCAGACACCCAACACAGCAGTACTTACTTTAACTCCTTCTGGTTCTTCATCTTATGCTTCATTTTCTATTAATAATGACGTATTAGATTGTACTACCACATGGGGTAAAGTATTTAAAGTATCAGAAGAAGGTAAATACTTCTATGGCTTAGCTGATAAGGCTACTCAAGATGCTTTAGGTCAGAATATTGCTGATAATTACATTAAAGATATTACAGGTGCTAATGCTACATTAACTATTACTAAAGGAACAGGTACTACTTCTATTCTTAATGTTAATAATGTATTACAAGCACAGAAAGCAATAGCAGATAAGAATAATAATGACATCACTACTACATATGCTACTAAGGCAGAAAACACTTCTAATCTAGCTTCTGCTAAAGCATATGCAGATACTAAAAAGAATGAAGCTATTACTAGTGCTAATAGTTATACAGACCAAGAAAAAGCTAAGTACTTACCTTTATATGGCGGCATATTATCAGGTCCTATAGAAACTAGAGGCAGTACATCTGAAGTAACAGTAGGAGTTTATAATAATACACAGGGTTCTCTATATTTATATGCTAACGCTGATCATAAGGGCCTGTATTGTACAAATGCAGCTAGAACTGCTGGTTATACCCTTATTAATGCTGGACCAGATGTTGCTACTTTTATGGGTAATCTACAAGGTAATGCAGCTACATCTACTCATGCTACAACAGCAGATGAGTCGACTAATACTTATAACTTAAGAACTACTTCACATGCTGACCACTTTGTAAAGTTAGAATGGAATGAGAGCTGTAGCTATTTCTGGACATGGGTTAGAGCGCCTGATGGTGGATATAGAGCTATCGGTGTTGCACATGCTCAATATGCTGATAGTGCTGGTACAGCTTCACGTTCAACTAATAATGGTAGCTTCTTTATTAGTGGCTATGAAATTAGTATTGGTTAATAAAGTATAGTAGTTACAATAGGATAATTATATGGCTAAATATAAAGTAACTAATTTAGATGCTCCTATAGAAGCAGACTATTGGATAGATATTCCAATTAGAGACCCAGATACCAATAAAGATATGGTAGATAAGGAAGGTAGAATCTTAGTACAAAGACATGTTACTAGAACTGTTAAACAAAATGAATATCAAGGTATTGTAAATAAGATACCTACTTATGATAACTTAGTAACTTCTTATAATACGTATGTAACAGAGAATAATAGACAAGTTCATTTAATCTCTGAGATGGCTACCACAGCTACTAATAATGTAACTAAACTTACAGAAACAGTTAATAACCATGACTCTCAAATACATGCTTTGTATACTAAGATTAATGCTATACAAGGTATTGATATAGATGATTTTAAATTAGTAACTGAGACTAATATTAAGAATATTAAAAGTAGTTATCTACCTTTAGTAGGTGGTATATTAACTGGTTCTTTAAGAGTTCAAGGTAATGAAACTGATGTAAGTTTACTTATAGATAACCCTCATGTTGGTTCAATTTATTTATATGCAACTAAAGTAGAGAAAGGTCTTGGTGCTATAGGAACCAATGGTGTCTTTGCTCGTCTTGCTAACATTACCCCTGATAACTTTGCTACCTTCTATGGTTCTTTAAATGGTAACGCTACTTCATCTACTAAAACTACTAATGATAGTGTAGATAGAAACATAGTTAATACATATGCACTTAAGAGTCACTATCCTGATAGAATTAGTATTAATTGGGATACTCCCTTTAAGGATTATGTAAACCTTACTGTAGACCAAGTTACATGGGGTCTTATTACTACAGCTAATATTGCACAGCAATCTGTAAACTATGCTACCCTATCTAATAAAGCTACAAGTGCAGATGTAGCTCAAAGAGCTGTATCAGCTGATTATGCTACTAACTGTGCTAATGCTGGTTTGGCTACTAAGGCTGTACAAGATGAAACAGGTGCTAATATTGTAAATACATATGTTAGATTAGCAGCAGCACAAACTATACCTGCTCAGCATAACTTTAGTAATGGTGTTAAAGTATCAGGATACTTAATAACAATAGGATAAGATAATGGCAACTATTAAAATTCCCTATGGTGGTACAACTTATTATTTATTTATGAATGATCAAAAGATTACCACACCTAGTATTGCAGTAGGAGGACAAGGTTATATACCTTTATTTGAAGGAGGTAATATAGGTGACCCTGTATTACTTTGGGGACAGCATGTCTTAAAGAAAGCTCCTATGATAGTAAGAGGTAACGGTAGATGGTATAGACCTACTTGGTATTATGCTCAGATAGGTAGTGCTACTTGTGATGTTTATTATAAAGCTTCACATACATTACATGAAGGCACCCAACAGGTAGATGTATGTACTAAATATAATACATATTATGGTGAATGTATATCTTGGGGTAAAAAGACCCAATACAGGTACTATTGGGATACTAACAGTAATATTCATATTAATAACTTCGCTATTACTAATGGTGATATGCGTATAATAATGCATGACTTTACTTGTAATGGTTATAATGTACTATATACATGGGCTGGTTGGTATAGTAATAACAGTAACTGGGGTGATTGGACAGACAGTCAGTGGACTAACTATCCCGATCAAGTAGGTTATACTTTAAACGCATCAGCTTCTGGTTCTTATTCATTACAAATTAACATTAATGGTACATGGGTTACTATTAAAACTGGTACTGCCTCATGTAGTTTTAGTGTTCCTATTAATAATGAGAACCAACAGATGGTAAAAGTGGCTTTGAATTTAGGATAATATGCTAGTTAATATAAATATTGATAAATTAAATGCAGAAAACCAAGACATATATAAAGCCTTTGTTGCTGCATTTAATTATTTGAATACTAAGCATACATATGTATTTAATTCTGCTGATAAAGCAGAGTTTACTATTAATGTATCTTTAGATTATTTCCCTATTAAATCCATAGATGATTGGATAGACCAAAACAAAGATAAGACTCAAGTAAATATTACTTCTGAGTCTTCTTTAGTTTATAGTAAGGGTTGTTTATATAAACAAAGTACAGATGCTTATTTTATATACTTTAAATACCCTATACTATCTTTACTTAAAGCAACCACTATTACAGTAGAAACCAGTAAATATATACATGATTTAATTTATGTATTAGAGTTTATGTCTCTTGGTTCACCTCATAGTAATTTAATACCTTTAGGTAAACAATTACTTCAGTTAGTATTTCCTACTTTATTTATACGTAAAAAACTAGCCTATACAGCTTGTGAACTTATTACAGCTAAACAGTATGGGTTTAGGTTTATATTTACTAAACTAGGGGTATTAGAAGAACCAAAACAAGAAGATATAATAGGTAATGTATGTTTTGCTTGTATTACTTCAGAAGAATACACAGAACCTACTTATGTATTCTTACATAGTATGTTTGCCTTTAATATTATTAAAACATTTAAAGTTTATTATGTTAATGGTTCTGATGAACAAGTACAGGAATATCAAAAAAGA